TCGCCGCCACGCCCACGCAAGCGTGGCTCCTTCTGTCTTACCGAGTCCTGTTGGCACCGGCAAGATTTCGGGCAATCCGTTCAGCGCGATCTGCCGTTGCCATTCGTATGGATTGAATCCGGCGGCTTGCTTGAAAAAAGCATCGAACTTTTGTGAGTCGGTCATGCCGCATTTCGCCCGCGCTTCGTTTACTGTCGATTAGGGAAATTATACTTCTGCGCGAAGCTGCGCCGGTTAAGCAGAGAAGTGAGAAGTGATCGCACCATCCAGTGTGACCACTTTTGTGCCCACCCTGTGCTTCTCTCGGCTGCGCGCGGTTGCGCGCGGATCGCGCGGGAAGGGCCGTAAGTGTTTGAAACTTTGGCAGTTGTGCGCAACCGGGAACAATCGAGCGCAATCCCGCTAAGTGTTTGATTCTACGCCGGGCGATGGTTCGGGACCAGGAGGTCGGTGGTTCAAATCCACTCGCCCCGACCAAAGTTTTCAAACAGTTACGCGGTACTCGTTCCCGCATGGGACTCCATTAGGGACTCCAAGTCCCCATCCTGAACGTGCATATTGCTCGACGGCGGCGCACGCGGCGCCGTCGTCGAGGTGGCTGTAAATGTTCAGCGTCACGTCGACGCTGCTGTGGCCCAGGGCGTCCCGCAGATCCTCTGGGTTAGCCCCCTGGCGACGGCCCCAGGTCGTGAACGTATGTCGGAAATCGTGCCAAGATACCAGCGGAATCCCGGCACGTCGGCACGCTGGCTTGATATGCCTTGCTACGACATTGTGCAGGTCAACCGGGACGTTGACCCTCGTGGCAAACAGGAAGTCGCGCGGGCCTCGGAACCGGCATCGTTGGACCCATTCCGTCAGCGCCGCCTGCGCCAGCGGCCAGAGCTTGACTCGTCGCCGGGACCGCTGGGTCTTCGGCTCGCCGAGTACGCCCCGATAACAGGATTCGTCCACCAGCAGGGCGTCGCCGGTGAAGTCCTCCTGACGGAGCGCGGACAGCTCGCCCCGTCGCAGCCCCGTCAGCACGGCCACGATGACTAACGTGCTGTGGGGCGGCTCCAGCTCTCGCACCAGGGCCCAGAACTGCCCGGGGGTTAGGATCACCTTCTCTCGAACCGTGCGACGAGCCGGCAGCTTCATGCGGCCTGCTGCCGGATTACCGCCAAGCCAGCCCCAATCGATGGCCACCGAGAGCAAGCCCCGCAGGTAACCCCGAAGCTCCCGAACAGACTTCGGCGCCAACTGGCGCGCCGATTCCGTCAGGAACCGCTGGACGTCCGCCTTCTCGACATCGGCGACAGGCATCGCCCCGAACGCCGGCTCGATCCGCTTGACAGCCCATTCGTAAGCGAGCTGCGTCGAGAACCGCAAGGTCGGCTTCACCGCCGCCCTCCACTCCTCGACCAGCTTGGACAAGGTCTTCTCACGGAACTCAACGCCGGGGGCAAGATCGTTGATGGGTTGAAGCACCTGCCGTGCCTTCTGGCAGGCCTCCGTGAACGTTATCGACTGAGCCGGGCCAAGACAGGCAGTGCGACGCACACGTCGGTGCTCGTCGCCCTCCACTATGTCCGCCCAATAGCTGATTTTCCATTGTCCGTTCTGTACGCGTGGCCTGGGATTCTGCCCAGGCCTTCTTTGACGAGCCATACGCCGCCACCCTCCTTGTGTGGCCGTATGGCCCGCCGACTGAACGGAGAGGATGCTACCTCGTTGTGGCACGGGGATCAAGCGCTAATCGGTGGTGGGTTGGACGGGCCGGAATCGAACCGGCGCGATGCGGCGGGATCTCATAACGCATCGCTTCTTGGCTGGCTTTCAGCTATCGGCCACCGGTACGGCCGCCATGCCTCGCCGGGGCCGGGCAGAAAGGGTCCCCACCCAGAAGGCGAGGTCCTTCTTGCGGCCGAGCTTCAGCGTTACCCACTCCGCGCCGGTTGGCGGCAGAAAGGAGACTTTCGGCTGCTTGTGCCGTCTTCTAGCCTCTCGCTCGCGTTTCCCGGCCCGGTTCGACATGGCTTTTAGCGGGTTACCTCTCGCATGGCCCCCGCTTGCAGCCGACGACAGGTTTTGCACCTGCGTGCAGCCCTCGCCGGGTACACGTAGGTGTTCCTGCTGTCGTAAGGATGCCCGCTCGGGCACGCAACCTTGCGCCTGTTGTGGTTGTCACCACGCCGAACATTCTCTCCACCAGTGACGGCTTCGAGATGTGCAGGATTCACACACGCTCGGTAGCGACACAGATGATCGACGTGAAGCCCTGGAGCTATCGGACCTTTGAAGCGTTCGTAGATCCAGCGGTGGGCGTAATACTTCCGCCGACCAGTTCCGAACCGAGCGTAACCCTTCGGGTCCAGATAGCCTTTCCAGGTCCAGCACTCGCCGGACCTGTCGACGAAGCTCCAGAATCTGTCCTCTGCGCCCATGCGGATGCCTACTAATCGCAGCCGTCCCACCAGGGGCACCGTCCAATGAATCGCTCGCTGCTCGGCCGGGACCTTTTGGGCATAGTGAGTTGGAGGGGTTTTCTGACATCGGCAGCGCTATACTTTCCCAACAGAGATGTCGACACTTAAAGCCCGAATCATATTGGACAGCGCGAAGAGCTCAACGCAGAGCTTCTTCGCCGCCTTTGACACGGTGAGGACTGCCCGAGGGGCAACCGCAGGCGCCCCGACAGATGAAGAACAAGATCTTCTCCGTGCCGGGCTCGTCTTCGCAGCCGCTGGTTTGGACTCTATGCTCAAGCAGCTCATCCGAGAGGCGATCACGCGCCTCGCCGAGAAGAACCCAAAGGTCCAAGAGGAACTGGAAACCTTTGTGCACCGGCAGATCCGAGGCGATTCAGAGGGCTCCGAAGCAATCTCGGGCCACAAGTTCTTGGCGAGGGTGCTGGTCTCCGCGAACTTACAGGCCCGCCTGATCGAGGAATATGTGCGAGAATTAACTGGCACTAGCCTGCAATCGGCAGATCAGCTCTTCAAAACCGTGAGGGCGTTGGGGCTTGATCCGAAAGAAGCTCAACTTGACGCACAGCAACTTAAGGGCATCTTCGACATCCGAAACAAGATCATCCACGAACTCGATGTAAACCTGAACACCGCACGTGGAAGGCGGACGCGTCACAGCCGACGAAAGCCCGAGCTGGAGGAGCACGCCCGAAAGCTTCTTGATGTTGGAGAGCGCATTCTTGGAGAGATCGAACAGCAATTGAACTCAGCCTAAACCGGCGCTCCGGGCTCGACATTCAAACCGCCCCACCTCTCGCAGGAAAACCATCTCGATGTTTTTCGTCGGGCCGTTCCGCTGTTTGGCAACGGCCAACTCGGCCTTCCCCCGCACCGATTCGTCGCGGGGTTTGTACATCTCCTCGCGGTACAGCAGCAGGACCACATCCGCATCCTGCTCCAGCGTGCCGGAGTCGCGGAGATCGCTTAGGCGCGGCCGCATGTCGCCGCCGCGTACTTCCGGCGCGCGGCTCAGCTGTGAGAGCACCAGGAACGGCACGTTGAATTCCTTCGCCGCCAGCTTCAGCTCGCGGGAGATGCCGGAGACCTCGGCGTTGCGGTCTCGCCCGCGCCCCGTCATCAGTCCCAGGTAATCGATCACCACGAGGACGAGCTTCTGCTGTGCCGCTAGCCCTCGCAGCGCGGTGCACACTCCCTGGACGGTCGCCCTGGTGTTGTCGCTGATGTACAGGGGCGCCCTGGCAATCTCGCCAAGCGCAGCGGCAATCCGGCGCCGTTCCTCTCTGTCCAACTCGCCGCGCCGCAGACGCTGGCCATCCACGCGCGCCTCCTGCGAAATCAGCCGGCGCAGCAGGGATTCCTTGCTCATCTCCAGCGAGAACAGGGCAACGCAACCGCCGCCGCTCTTCGCTGCGTGGTAGGCGATCTGCAAGGCGATCCAGGTCTTCCCCATGGATGGCCGCGCGGCCACCAGACACAGCTCACCGTTGTGCAGGCCGCAAGTGAGGTCGTTCAGGGCCCGCCACGGGGTCTGTAGGCCTGGCTGCGGTCTAAGGAAGCTGTCCACGCCGCCGGCAGCGGAAAGGATTTGCTCGGGGCTGAAGAACTGCGGCTGAGCCTGTGGCTTGTGGTTGGCCTGCTCCGGGAACCAGCTCGCCCCCAGCGTGGAGACGGCACCCGCGTCCAGGACAGGCGCTGCCTTGACGGCCTGTACGAGCTCGTCTTTGCCGTGGCCCCGTGCCAGCCAGTCCGTCGCGTCCCCCTTCTTCGGGAGGCCCGGCAGCTCCACGAGCTTGACGCCACGGGCTACCGGCAACAGCGACTGCGCCGCCCGCAGAGCATGCCGCCGGCCTTCGTCGTCGTTGTCGGGCAGAATGACGACGAGCTTGCCGGCAAGGGACTGAGCGTAATGATCGCGCCACTTTCCGGCCCCGTGCGGGTTGCACGTCGCCGTCAGCCCCAGTCCACGCAGCGTCTCGACATCCTTCTCGCCCTCGACCAAGTAGACGCACTCGGCCGCCAGGACCTCCGGCAGGCGGTACAGAACGCGTCGAACGTCCCCGAGCTTCCAGGTTCCGTCCGCCCGGCGCTGCGCGAACGACTTCGGCGAGTACCGGATGACCTCGAACAGCAGCTTGCCGTGTTCGTCGGTGTACGGGTAGGTGGCGACGATCTGGCGCTGCGGCGCTTCTGAGGGGCCGTGCTCCTGGCCGCACTTGCATCGGCCACGCAGCCGGTGCGGGTAGGTTCCACTCTCTGGATTCTGCTCGATCCCGCCGGCTAACTCGTCGCGCGTGCAGTGCGCGAATTCACCGTCGCTCGACAGATAGCCGAAGCAGCGCTTCCCCTGACCGCGCGGCGCCTCGTCGCAGCCGCCGCAGATCGGACACGGATTGCGGCGATGAAACCGTTGCTGTGGTCTCATCGCCAGTACTCGGGCAGGTCCGCATCGGCGGGTTTGGGATCATCGAGCCAGCGCTTTTCGGAAAGCCATTTCGCCGGAGCGGGGATGTACTTGCCGTTTTCCTTCTCCCATTCCTCGGATCGCAGCCAGCGCTCGAGGCCCGCCATGACCTGGTCGGCGATGGCATCCAGGCCGAGGCTCAGCCACATCTGCACCGCCATGGCCTTGCCGGTCTTGCGAGGGTACTTCTCCCAGAACCGGTCGAACGCCTCCCCGGAGTGAGATTCCGGCGACTGTACGCGCGATGCGTGACGCGCTTCTGTTCCGTTCCCCGTTCCCTTCTGTTCTGTTCTCTTCTCTTCTGTTCTATGTACACTCGGGTGACACTCGGGTGACAGGCGGGTATCACCCGGCTGCCACTCAGGTGTCCCGCCCGGCTCGATGCTTTCTAACCAGCCTATTTTCAGCAGCCTCGGGATGGCCTCGGCGAACACCTGGGCCGGGCAGCGCGTCACGCGCTCCAGCGCCTCTTCGTCGTAGGGCCTTCCGCCGTCGCGCACCAGGGTGCCACGCGGGTGACACTTGGATGCCACCTGGATGATAAGGACCCAGGCGCCGAAGTGAGCGGCCCCGTTTGCGTGGCTGATCAGCTCCGTATATCCGTCGCCGTCGTGCTTGTTGGGGATGGGGACCCAGTGGAGATTCTGGCGACCCCGGCTGCGGCTGTTCTCAAAGCGGTCGTCCCAATCGACGATGCGGAGGACCTTCATCGCAGGCGCCGAACATCCGGCTGCCGCCGGCGGGGCCGCCAGCGGTGGATCACCTTGACGCAGCCCTTGGGACACGGGAAGGCCCGCATAGCCTCCATCTCCACCCCGCTTGCCCAACGGCCGGTCTTGACCTGCACCAGGATAATCTCACTTGCGGAGATCGCAACGAAATCCCACTCGCCCTTGCTGGCGGCGCTGCGGATGCACCGGTAGCCGGCGCGCTCGAATAACGCCATTGAGCGATGCTCGTTGCGCCGGCCCTTGGCCGCAGAATTCATGGGATGGTTAGGGTGCTAATCCGATCTCCCCGAGACGACCGGCTTTAGTATTCTTAGGCGGAGGGACGAGGTGCCCAAGTTCATCGTAGTCATCGGCTGCTGCCACGATCTACAGAAGGTCTGCCCTACACGCCAGGATCCGGACCACATTGTCCGCCAGCAGATCCAGAAGCTCAAGTTCGTCCGAACCCTTGCCCAGATGATCGAGCAACACGGTATAAACCTGGTAGCTGAAGAGGCTCGGCATGCAGAACTCACCACAGTAGAGCAACTGGCACGGCTGGCCCACATTTACTACGCCAACATCGACATGCCGTTGGCGGAGCGGGAGAGGCGAGGGATCCCACGGACTTATTCATCACTTCGGGACATTGACGACGCCACCAAGGAGCAAGCCCGCAGGTTTGACGAGGTGCGTGAGGATTACATGTTCTCGCGGGCCAAGGAATTCATGACCAGCGACACGAAGGCCCTAGTGATCGTAGGCCAGATGCACATGGAACCGTTGAAGAAACGGTTCGAGCAGATTTGCGACTCCGTTTGCGACTACGACGTCACGAAAGAGGCATGGTTCGACTCATCCGCTTTCTAGGTCCTGCCACAACTGTCCTTGATGATAAGGGTCTTTCCGTCTATTCTCGCAATCCAAAAAGACGCGCGGCGGCACGGCGGGAGCGCGCAAAGGCGGCGTAGTCCGGCCTCCCGCGCGCCGGCAGGCACGTGAGCCGCGTCGGCAGGTCCCTTCTTCGGGCACCCGGCCAGACGCCGGTAGAAGATGTCCCACGCGCGCTCCATGTCCACAACGCGCTGCAAGAACTCCCTGTCTGCGACCGGCGTGTGCGCACGGGCTGCGCGTGCAGCCAAGAGGAGGGCCAAGAACCGGCGGCGGATCACGTCAGGATGGCTTTCACCAGATCGATGGCTTGATCCAGATCGGGGACCATGAAGCCGGAGCACATCTCGACCATCGGGTGCCAGTGCACGTTGCCGGGCTCGATGACGACGATGCTGGGCTTGCGGAACGCGTCGGCCCAGGCGATCTCCATCACCGTGCCGATCGAGACCTGCCTGGCTCCCAGGAGGTTGAACAGCACCAGGTCGGCGCGCATCACATCGAAGCGGTCACGCGTGGTGATTCCCTTGGCGGTACTGAGCGGGTGCTCGTCGTAGGCGCCCGCCAGCACTCCCCGATCCTTCAGGTAGTCCTTCGCGCGGAGCGGCGAGAGGGCCTGGATGTGCGGCGGAAGCCGCGCGGCAACGTAGCCGCGCCAGTCTTCCGAGTCCGCGAAGGTGAGGCCGCTGATGGGGCCGGCCAGGTAGACGTGATAGGAGTGCATGGTCTGTCATCCAGTTCCGGATGGGTTTGTTCGTACTCCATAAGCGCCAGGGCGCACCAGGCTATCGAGGCGAGGTGATGCTGCCTGTCGACGGGATCGTGTTTCTCGCCGCCCCACCAGGCCCAGGCGTGGCGCATCAGGGCGGCGAAGATGCGCCCCCAGCGCATGCCCTTCTCCCAGTTGCGGTCCGCGTACTTCGCCGCGCCCATCGTGTAGACATGCGCGACCTGCTTCAGCGGCTCCACCGGGAGCAGGTCGAACCGCAGTTTGCCGCCGTCGTTTTTGCGTCCTTCTTCTCGAATTCTCATCTTTTTCCAAGGCTGACGCAAAAAATCGCTGTTCGAAAAATATCCGCAACCCTGTGCCGCATCCCTTTAATCCAATCCCCAGAGCTGCGGGCTAGGGGAAAGGCCTTAGGGAAGGTTAAGCGAATATCAATGCAATCAGTAAGATAGCTAGATTGGCCAGTCGCGAGCACTAGTCACGGTAGGCAGTCGGCTTGGTTTGGTGTTATTCGTTTTTCAGCAGGATAGCGTCAGAGGCACGCGATTTGCCACGGCAGTAGGCGGCGACGCCACGAGTTTACGTCCGCTGGGGGGCTACTGGTGCGATTTCTGATGAGCGAGGTGAGACATGCCGGTCATACCGATTTCGACTATCCACATTACGAGGCACGACTTCAACGAGCTCAGACGGTTGCAAAGGAGGAAGCGTTGGGACTGGCCAGCCGTCTTCAGCGTCAATCCCCGCGGCGTCATTTGGCCCTTTGTAACAAACGGTTGGACGCCCGAGGACGAAAGGATCGACGTGGCTGGGGTTTCTCCGATTGTCGACAGGGTAGCGTCGGAGTACTTGGACATACGGCCCGAAGGGGGACGATTTTTCATCAAGGACTGTGGCGCGTTCTTCAAAACTGAAGACGGAGGTCCACCGCAGCTTTTCGCTGTGTTCCTATTCGGCTAAGTCTTGCGGGCAAGTCGCGATTTCGTCTCATTTCCGTTTGAGGATCGTTTCCACGGGAGCAGTGGGCGGCCAGAACCGCACGCTCGCCCGGAGCCCGCCGGTGCTGGTTTCGTACACCCGGCAGATGGCCGAGATCTTGTCCCACGCCACAGCATCGTGGTCGCTTTCGGACCGCTGTCGGCCCGGCACGCCGTCGATGGCCGACCATTCCCGATACGTCCAGGGGTGGCTGTGAATGTCTCCAACCAGTTCGGCCCCGGGCTTCCGCGCGTACTCGGCCGCCGCCGCGATCCATTCGCCTTGCACCTTCACGATCCCCGCCTTACAGAAGTTGTCCGCGCCGTGGGGGAAGCAGATCCCGGTGACCGTGATGATGCGGCGCGGGCCGGACTTCTGGTCGGTGCCGAGGAGCAGCGCGTACTTTTCGAGCGGAAAGACCGCCTTGGCGGCGCGCTTGAACTGCTCAACGAGCCGGCGCGGACACCTGACAACGATGGCTTTCACGATTGCTTGGGTTTCTGGAGAGCGGTGACGATCTCGTCGTACTTCTCGACGGTGATGTCCTTGGTGGATTCAAAGCCGTAGACCTCAAGCAGGGCCTTCACGTCGTCATTGGAGCGGCCGTGCTCCCTGGCAATGGCCCACAGGCGCTTGCTCTGGGCCTCGGTGATGGTTCGAGTGCCAGCCGAGGCGGGCTTCGGCGCGGCCGGAGCACGGCCCTGGGGCGCGCTCTGCGTCTCGCCGCGCCCCTCGGCTGCTTCGCCATCATCTTCTTCGTCCGGCGCCACCCCAACCATCGACGCCAAGCCGTAGCGGCGCCCATAGGTGATCGCGCTGCCGATCGCCTGGGGCGTGGCCTGGGCAGCGGCCAGGGTCAGGTCGCCGGCGATCCACTCTCCGCTCTTGTGGAGCAGGATGGTGGTCACCGTGACCCGCTGCGAGCCATCGGCGGAGACCGGCTGCAAAACGGCCAAGCCGTTCTTGCAGAGCGCTTTCCGGCAGGCCTCCCAGACGCTCGCGAGGTCAGCGTAGCGGGACTTGAAGTGCGGATTCAGCGAGTCCTTGCTGGCCGCCTCGATTTCATTCTGCGCCAGCGCCAGCGCCGCGCCCAGTTGCGCCAACTGGTCCGAGTGGCGGACCTTCCCGCCCGCAGGCCCGGCCTGCGGCAGCGTGGCGAACGTGATGTTGTCTTCTTCTGTCACCGTTTTCCGATCCTTTCTTTGATCTTCTTGTCGAGCTCGTAGGCACGCCGGAGGGACAAAAACATCTCCCAAGCGTCATCCAGCTCGGCGAAGAACCGCGCCTCGAAGTCGGGGTGCTGCTTGCTGAAGCGCACGAGCTGGAAACCCTCAATGGGTTCTTGCGGGTGATGTTCGTTCCAGAGCCCCCCGTAGGCTGCGAGTTGGAGCAGATACTCGCCGTAGACCGCGTTGGATGTCTTCCAGTCGCCCAGCAGCCGTCGGCCACCAACGAGGATCACATCGAGCGTTCCGCCGTACCGGTGCTGCTCCGAAACAAGCTGAACCTCGGTCGCCAGCGGCTCGAGCTTGGTCTGCGCGGCCCACTCGCGGTACGTCGCGTAGGCATGGCGCGCTTTGCTCTCCACGTCATCGGGCACGTCCGGCATCACGAACGGCCGCCCGTGGATTTCGGCCTCCACCATGGCGTGGGCGATGGTTCCGGCGTCCGCTGCGGCCTGGCGCGTCTCGCGATAATCCCGGCCGGCACGGCCCTCCTCCCAGGCCCAGTGCATCAACGGGCCGGCGTCCTTGAAGCGGCCGAGAATCGTGGTCACGCCCGGCACACGCGTGCCGTCGGCGAGGAAATACCCTTGCTTGGGTGTCGGCATCAGCTTCTTTACGCCGCCCGCCTCAGGACCGTGGTCTTAATGGGCGGCAGGGGATAGAGGATCTTCTGGACCCGCACGGGGTCGTCGCCTCGCCGCTTTGCCCCGCCGTCGATCCAGAGCAGCACCGCGCCAATGCTCGGCAGCATCCGGTAGGCGCTGTTCCGGCGCATAAATCGCGTCTGGAGCTGCCAGCACGGGGTGATCAGGATGTGTTTGGATTCGTGCTCGACGTGGACGAAGTAGTGCGCGTGGCTTCGCACGACGGCATCCGCCTTCGGCACCTTGCCCTCTTTGCCGGCCAGGGCGGACCAGACACCCTCGCGGTCTGGAGACGTAGCGCGATAGAGGCCGCCCGAGACGCTGATACCGTGGCTGAAGTTCGAGACCACGCCGTCCACTTCGAGGTCGAGCACCTCGCGGCAGTAACGCCCGGTTCCAGCCCCGACGTAGGGCCGGGCATTGAGCGCGCGTGCGACCACCTCGACCTCCCGTCCCGCCTTGGCATCGTGATACTCAGTCCCCTGGGTGAAGTACCACTTGGCCGAGCCGGTGTGTTTCCGCAGAAACTTCAAGCAAGCCTCGGCGGCGGCTGCCTGGTCCTCGATCATCGGCAGGCACAGCTCGGTGCCGCGCTGCGCCTGCTGACGGCCGTCCACCACGTCGCCGTTGACGATCACGCCGGCGATCTTCAGCTTGCCGACGTGCTCTGCGAGCGAGGACCAGCAGGACCAGAGGTAGGCCTGCCCGGCGTTGGGAGAGACGACCCTGCCATCGGACGTGGTGAAGCCGGGCGGCAGGAGCCCGTAGATGGACCCGCAGTGCAGGTCGCTGACTACCAGCAGACATTTCGGCATTACTCGATCCGCCTTTCGATGTTGTCGAGACGCCGGACCAGCTCATCCCACTCGCGGCGAAAGACGTAGCGGCCGTTCAGCTCTTTGAGGAGTTGAAGCTGGAACATGGCGAAGTCGCTCCGCATGCGCGCGGAGATGGCCCCGGTAACCAGCGGCGCCAGGATCGCGGCCACGGCGATCAGCAGCTCGAGGACGTTGTGCAAGGCCACTGGGTCCCTCCGTTCCCGTTGCGCTTGGTCCCGCTCAGAGCCGTGGTGAGGCCCGTGAGGAGGCCGCCGGCGATGACAGTCCAGAAGTTCTGGCGCATGCCGGAGTCGAACACCGCTTCCGGCTTCCAGATCGTGGCGGCCGCGATGAAGATCAGCACCGTGGCGGTCAGGATCGCCAGGATGAAAATGGTCGCACCTAGACACTCCAGGTTGTGAAACATGGGTCGAACCTCCCGGATTTGAATGTCTAAAGCAGGCGCACGCGGCGCCGATGAACGGGCAGCCTCGGATTCCAGCCCATCAGGTGGATGTGGTCGTTGGCCCAGAAGCCGACGCGCGCCAGGGCCTCGTCCGCCGCGAACAGGTATTCCCGCTCCCAAGGACAGCCGCCGTTGAACCAGGAAACCAGGTAACCGAGCTTGGACTTGGGCCAGGTCCGGCCGCCGGTGTAGAAGAACTGGATCGCTTGCCTGGCCTTATCGAGGTTGCGCTCGACGGCTCCGAACGACAGCGCCTCGCAGAGCATGAAGTCGAGGCCGGACCCGGCGTCCGTCTCCCACTCCGTCGGCAGGTTCACATAGCGGTTGAGCCGCCTGACGCCCGGCTCATTCACATCGTAGGGCCACAGAAGCTCGAATTGGGCGGCCGGATAAGTTGCCTTGACGTATGTTCTGATATCGGAACAAAAGTCCCAAAGTCTGTTCCGCGGGAAGTTGGCATCCGCGTAAGCGTTGACGCTCGGATCGTCATTCGGCCCGGTGAACACGTGAAGCGCCCGCCCGAGGGCCGCGTTCGCGTCGGCCTTCGTCTTGGTGTCGTAGAACGCCATCGACGCGGGCGAGCCGCCGGCGAAGAACCACCACACGGTCTCGCCGTGCTGCAACCAGATTGGCAGCGTCGCCGCGCTCATGAAGTCCGCCATCTCCTTGTAGGCGGCCTTCAGGTAATCGCGGACCACCGGGTTGAAAGCGCAGTGGGTGGTCTTCAGGTTCCGCATCACCGTGTCACCAACGGAGGGTGCAGTGCCCGGTCCGGCCGTCAGCGTCGTCAGGTCAAACTTGTTGGCGTCGAACCGCGTGATGGTCCACGTGCTGCCCGCGATGTTTACCGAGTCGCCGGTGTCATAGCCGTGGGCCGTCAAGGTCACCCGGCTTGGAGTCCCGCTGATCGCCTCGACCTTGCCCTTGCCCTCAGTTCCGAAGCCGGTCGCCGTCTTCACTTGGGTGCCGTCGTCGAATCGGGCGGCCCAGTCTTGTGAAGCGCTCGGGTCGTCCGGCGGATTGAGAAGCTCCATCGAGAACGCGGTGACGCACTCGTAGCCCTTGCTGGCCAGCTCGGCGAAGTACTCCTCGTGCCACTTCTTCGCTGCGACGTTGATCACCGGCGCGGCGTCCTGGTCGATGATCCAGACCCCTTCCGTCCCGTGCCTCAGGTCCCCGCCGTCGTCGGTCATCGTGCCGTTCGTCGAGTTTTTCGAGTACGAGAACGTGAAGTCGTACAGCGGGTCCCGGCTGGTGATCGTTAGTTCGCCACCGGAAGCAGACGCCCACGCGCCGATGAACAGCTCGTTGATGAAAGATTTGAAGTGAGCGGCGATCGTGGAGGTGGTATCCGCCGGGAAGATGCTCTTCCCCATCGTGATCCCGCCGATGGTAATGAAGGCCTCGTCCCCGGAAGCCCAGGCGCCGCCGAACGTGACCTTCACCGAGTGGAACTTGCCGCCCCGGCGCACCCGCTTGTTCCAGAAGAAGACGCCGGCGTAATGGTCGATGCGCCCCACGATCCCCAGCCGCTCGATGCCCCAAGCCAGCCTCTGCGGGGAGAGCTGGTAACCGTTGTCCGTATCGTAGTCGGTCGAGATGAAGCGGTTCGAGTAGGTCTGGGCCGGGTCCTGCACGTCGTCGGGGACCGCCGCATCCAGGAAGTCGAAGTACACCCAGTAATCGCTGGAGCCGGCGTTCTTCGTGCCCTTGACGCGGATCTCTACGGTGTGCGCCCCCGCCGCCACGTTGCTTCGGACCTTGCGCCGCGTTACCACCTCCGGCTCGGCATTGAGGTAGGTGTCGAGGTCGGTTTCCGCGTCCCCGTCGAGCCTGATGCCAGCGATGCCCCTATCCTTATATAGGGCGGTTCCCACGTAGAGATCGTGCGAGTATTGGCAGTGGTACTGGACGGTGATTTTGTCGCCCGGGGTCTTGGATCGCTTCAGGAATCCACGCGAGTAGTAGATTCCATCCTGGAGCTGCCAACCGGAGCCTGTGTAGGTGGACCACGAATCCCGGCTGCCCACCCGAACGCTCTTTGCCGGGTGGGCGATCTTCAGGTTGCGCCTGCCGCTCGGGTCCGTGACGGTCCAGTTAGTGAAGACTGCACTCCACTCCTGGGGCGTGTACGCCGCGCCGTCTGCCAGCAAGGGCGCGAAGGTCAGCCAAAGCTGCCGGAGGCTGGCGAGGCCCAGGTTGCTGAAGTCAATCTTGATGCGCCATTTGGTTGCGGAGTCGCCGCCGGCCAGCTTCGCCGAGGTCGCCGGCGTGAAGTAGAGGTTCGTGTTCTTGTGCAGCTCGTAGACTTCGATGTGGTTCGCGCCGACGCCGCCGCGCTCGGCCAGGTACTTCACGTCCGTTTGCGTGCCGGCGCTGCTCGATAGCGTGACCTGGGTCTGGCTGTCCACGGTCGATACCGTGTAGTTGACGCCGTTGATCCGAATGGCGGCGCCAGCGGCCATCCCTGTGAACTTGTCGCCGGAGCGCCAGGTGATCGTGGTCCCGCTGGTGTCCACCTTCCCGTACCGGGCGGCCTTGATCGTCAGATCTGTGCCGGAACTGCTGGCCATCAGCGCGTAGGGCATCCCGACCGCCGGCCAGTTGGTGTCGTTGATCTGGTCCCGGATCTCATCCACCACCTGGGAGGCCGTCTCCGGCGGGTCCGAGACGATCTTGTCAAAAGCCAGGTTGCCGTACCACAGAGTCACGCGGTCGAACGCAACCGGCGTGCCGTTCAGGGTGAAGGTCCGCGAGGCGACTCCGAACGTTCCGCCCTGCTTGGCGGCGTGATCCCACAGGGGGATTGTCCCGCTCGCGCCGTCGCTCTTGATGTAGCTGAGGCTGCGCCAGGGAATCCACTCGAAGCGCGGGTCGTCGATGGGCTGGAGGTTGGTGACTTCCAGGTCGAAGTCCAGCACCATGTCCGCGAAATCGTCGTCCGGCAGGTATTTGAAGTAGTAGTGCTCGTACTTGTTGTCCCGGTCCCAGAGCATCAGGACACAGAAGTCGCTCGGCGTCACGAAGTATCCGGAAACAGCGAACCCGGTGTCGCTTGCTCCATGGAGAGCCGCCGCCGCGCCGCGCCCGTCGAAGCCACGCAGATGAAGCGTGCGGTTAGGCTGGAGTTTCTTGACGATCTCTATCGCCATTTGAAGGAAGTTGCTCCAGGCGGCAGAGTTGCCGCCTAGCTGGTACAATCTCTCGGGTGCTTCACTGGCTGAATCAGAACGCTGGCGCAGTAACCGTCATTGGAACTGTCGTTACCGCTATCGCGACGATCACGTACGTTGTGGTTTCCGTTTTCCTGTGGCTTGCGACTAGAGACAACGCCAGGGCGGCTAGGGAATCAGCCGATGCCGCACGTCATTCCGCCCTCGTTGGGGAGCAGGCCTTCGAGGCTGCGCACAGGCCGTTCCTTGGCGTGTCTGAGCTTAGAGTTCCGACCGCCGACGTACTACAGGAACTTACCGTGACGATGAAAAACTACGGCAGCATCCCTCTCTCTTTCCAAGACTTTGAGATCGAGGCCGTCGTCGATGTTCCGGCGGCTGCCGCCGAAGAGCGCACCGGGGTTCCAGTCGGTCCCTACCGGCAGAAGTTTACGGCGAGGGGTCAAGGGTTGATCCTCGCTGGAGAAACAGAGACATTCAATTGCGGTCTGGATCATGCGTGGCTGTTTGAGATAATTCGTGATGGTTCCGCCACGCTCCGAATCGACGTGGTGTTTCGCTACAAGAGCATTGCTACTGGCAAAGAGTACGAATGGCGGTCGTTCCATCGGTACGACTCTCCCCGAGGGATCTTCCTGGTCGAGCGCGCTAGCATGACCTAAGGCGGCGCCAGAGTGTCCAAGGCGCGACACGCTTTTTATCTCAAGGCTTGACAGACTGCCCCGCGCGGGCAAGAGGCGCAAGCGTCAGCCAGTCTAGCATTCGTTCATAGGCGAATCGACACCACCAAGCGCCTGCCTGGATCTGTGGTTCCGACAGCAGTGATATCCAGCGTGATCCCGTCGTCCCGAGCCAGCGGCCCCAATGCCCGACCGCTTGGTGCGCCCGCCGCCGAGGTCTGCCCGTCCGCGACAGCCAGCCTGCACCACATCGTTCCATTGCGGTTCACGGTGATCCGAATCGGCCCGCCGGTGGGAGCCTCCTGGACCGCGGCAGACACATACCAGACGGCGGCAGGGAACGGCATCGAAAATCCAGGCGCTGCGTTGCTCTCGATAGATAGCGTTCCCTCGACCTCCAGGTCGATCTGGCCCCCTAACAGTGTCCGGGTCGTCGTCTGGAGCAGGTCATACTGCCTGGTCGGAGAGTTTCCAAGGGCATTAGTCAGATAACCCTGCACCGCGACGATCCGCGCATTGGGCAGCGTCACCGTCTGCCGCCAGTCCCCGGATTCCGGCTGAGCGAAAAATCCTGGGCGGAACGCGGCCGTGGCGAGGATGTCGAGGACGCGGTAGAGGCGGGAGCCGGCAATCGATCCACCCGAGACATAGTTTCCGCTGCCGCTCGATCCGGCCAACTCGAACGAATCACCGCTCGGCGAGTTGACGATGTCCCAGTTGCCGTTTGCGGCGTCATTGCCCAGCACGCCCGATATTTCGACCACGTCGTTGATCCGCCGGAGATGCGAGGCTGCTGTGATCACAATAGGCGTCGCATTGCTTGCCCCGGTGATGGTCTTTGGTCCGGCATGCGCCGCCGCAACCGAGCCAAGCTGGGCGCGCAGCACGGTGATTGTGTTATTGGCCGGGTCCGCCGCCGTTACGGTGATTGTTTCGCGATCAATGACGTACGAGGCCCCTGCTGAGAAAGCAGAGGCATCATCCACCTGCCAGGTTGTCGCAGCGGAATCGATATCGGCGGCCAGCCTCCCAGTCGGCGCGGAGGTCTCGTCGAAATGGAAGATCCTGAACGTGCCCGCGAAAATCGAATGGGTATTATTGAGGTCTTCAAACCCGAGCCCCAGAATGTCGAGCGTCCCTTTTCCGTGCGTGCTGATGCCGAATCCTGGCAGAGGCGGCGCGGCGATGTCTCCCAAAGGATCGCCTGGCGCCGGGGCGGCCGGCACGTCGGCGGGTTTTGGCCCGGCCACTATGTCATACATCGAGTCAGTCGTCGTGCGGCCCTGGATGTCGATGGAAAAATCTTTGTTCAACCGCCACGAGGTGACGCGGAACTCGCCCGAACCGCCCGGCATGTCCGGGTGGGTCATCGAGCAGACCATGCCCGGCTCGGTGTTCAGAGCCAAAACGGTTGTGCGGAATGCGATCTGCCGCGCCGCCTTCCATTCCGCCGGCGTGATGCCGCCAAGCTCCTCGCGCAGACGCGTCGTGATGATGCGCGCGGCCTGAGACTTGCTGGCTGTACCTGAGAGGTTGACGTTGGACTTCAGGAACAGGGGCGAGACAGCGCCGCCGATCAGCTTCGCGTGGTCGATGTCATAGAGGCTGATCGAGTTGTTGACGAACTGGAACTCCTCGTCGGCGAAATTCGCTGTCAGATGATTAAACGAAGGCCGAACGGGCGCAAGCTGGAGGCTCTCGAACAGAATATTTCCGACCGTGAAGGCCTCGACCGCCGACGAATTGGCCCTGACACCTAACTTCAGCTTGCCAAAGGCAAAGGTGTAGTAGCCCAGGCAGTTCATCAGAACTTCCTGAATCCAGTCCCGCAGGGGTTTCTCTTCCTGGAGGATGCCCCGGAACTTGAACTGCGTCTCCAATCCCGTTCCTACGAGCCTGTCAACCTGCTGGTCGCAGATCGCAGCGGCCGCTACGGCCGCATCCACGTCGAAGTGCTGCTCGGCGGTGTCGGCATCAGCGAAGCGCAGGCCTCGCGCCCGGAGCAGCATGTTGATGGCGATCCAGACGGGGTTGGTCAGGATCTGCTGCGAGCGAACGCCGGGCGCCGTCCAGACCCAGCCGCTTAGCCCCAGCTGGACGACGGCCTGCATCGCATGATCGCCAGGCCTTGAGAGCTGCAAGCCTTTCGCATCGCTGCGCCGGATCACAATAAATGCGGTGCCTGCGGCGAAATTGTCCTTGTAGGTGGAATCGCCCGAGTAGACCTTGCGCCAGTCGCCGCCGGTCTGGTCGCCCGACTGGTCGAGCGAGAAGAAGTCGGTGTCGCCCGCCGGATCGCTCCCCAGATAAGTCCGAAGGCCCAGATTACTCGACGGCCAGCCGTGGTGCGCCTGGCCATCGAGGGTGCTGCCGACAAATGTTTCGGCATTGCCGTCGCCGTCCCGGTCCTCGTAGTGTGCATCCGTGTAGGCTCCCAGCGGCCCTTCGCCCACGATCCCGAGCGCTTCGTAAAAGTCAGACTCGTCGCGGCCGGCGGCGATTTTGCAGTTCACCGGCATTTCGCTGTCGGTATAGACCTCCGGGACCACCTCGTCATAGATCGAGTCCGCAACCAGGGAAACACTCGTGACAACGGACCGGCCGAATCCGAACACGCCGGTTGAGTTGTCTTTGATGCGCACGGCCTGCGGCTCGGCGAGGATCCCGCCGAAGTAGCGCTTCATGCCGTGGGCGAGGCACCCGTTCGGGGTCTCGTAGCCCTTGTCGCAGGAGAACGGACTGGCGCCGCGGAAGTGCGTCACGTCGAGCCCGCCCTGCTGCGAGTACGGGCAGCCCTGGCCCTGGCCATCGTTGAACTGCTTCCAGCAGGTCCGCGAGATGCGACGGGTGGGATATGGCAGGTTCAGCTCGTAGATGCCATCGGCGGCCCGGATGCGGAACTCGGGGCCCGAGTCGAACGACCAATCGACGATGTCTCCCTTCCAGAGATCCAGTTTGATCCCGGTCCCGACGTGAAACAAGCTGAACTCGATGGATGCCCGGAACAGGTCCACGTCATTGGCGAGATCGCGCATGACCCGATCCGCGTTGCCGAACACGAACTGGGCCTGATCCGCCTCGTTGCCAATGGACTGGGAAATGCCATCGAAGTCGAGCAGGCGCGCTTGGTATAGCTGTACGCCAACGGTGCAGCGCCGGTCGGAAACGTAGATCGCCGGGTAGCCGGCCTCGAGCGGCTGAATTTTTACCAGGGCAATGACGTGCTGAACCTGGGAGAGAAGCGCCGCCGAGAGTTCCGAGGAGGGGAAGCGAAAGACAGTGCTGTTGAGCGCGTAAGTCGGTGACGTAGCCGGTATCTCGACGAGGGTGATGCCGACCGAGCAGACGAAGTCGGAGACCATTTCCCAGGAGAGCGGCTCATTCTCGAACCGGCAGACATAGCGCGTCGTCCCGTTGCCGTCGTCGTTCGGAGCGTCGTAGTAGAAGGCTCCGAACGACCCGTATTGGCTCTCCCAGAAGTCGCGCAGCGCGATGCGCTCGGCCTCGCACAGATACGACCGCCGAACCGTGAACCGCTTTGCGCCCGCGCCGAGCAGGAAGCGTTGCTCGATCTTGGTGTTGGCGCTGCCGAAGCGGTGAACGACCACTTGCGGGGCGTGCGCGCGGCCATGCGGGAACTCAGAAACGACCGGGAAGACGCCGGAGACAGCAATTTCCGGCACCGGCACTCTGCCGATGAAATCGCTCATTGCGGCTTGCTTACTCAGTGGTCCGTCTCAAGTCTTGTTTCTGCCAGAGGAGCGCCATACCGCCACAAGGACCTAAGATCTCATCGAGGAAGGATCGGTGGAGGAGGCCCCACCTTTGTGGGGCAATTGCCTCGGCTGCGGCGGCCGAGCGCCACGAGGTTCCCGATTCGGTCGGTGGGAGTCATGAAAAAGTTCGGCCTGAAGATCTGCTTGTTCCTGTTCCTGGAGGCGCTGTTGTTGGGCCGCACCGACGAACTGGGAACAATCACAGGCTTTATTTTCGGAATGCCTTAGTCTGAGGCAGCTCCCGACGGATCATGATTGTGCGGTTCCGATCCCCGGATATCAGATTGATCAACCGTCTCACTTCCCTCTCGGCCGGTCGCCCACACTGCATCTTGCACTGTGGCACAAACCTCGTCCAGGGCCGCTAACAATTAAAGCGGCCCCTTGACAAGGTCGCTCGATATCAGAAGATCAGTTTTAAGCCCAATTGCATCTGCCTGGGGTTCACTGCAACGGAGGTGATGTTTCCGGTAGCCGCTATCCCAATGGTGGAATTCACGCGTCCGAACTGTGCCTTGTTGAAGACATTGAACGCCTCCCATCGGAACTGGGCATCCAGCCGATGTTCCGGAAGAATCGGGAATGTCTTAAATAAGGAGGCATCCACGTTGGCTATGCCCGGTTCGCGGACACTGGTCAGCGTGCGAGGAGCGGTACCAAACTGGTAAGGCGGCGTGATCGAGAATACCGAGGCGTCGAACCAGTGCGCCAAGCGGTCTTGCGTAGTCCCGCTGGTATAGCGGGCGGGCTGGCCATTATTCATCGGTCGCTGCCGCGCATTGTAGATTCCGGCTTGGTTCACTGGCTGGAGAATCGGGATCGGCTGCCCGGTTTGCCAGGTCCACAGTCCGTTCATCTGCCAGCCTCCCACAAGCGCGTCGAGGAGGCGGCTGCTGTTGGAAAGCAGCTTCTTGCCTTTGCCGATGGGCAACTGGTAGTCGGCGCTCACCACTAGGCGGCGGGCGATATCCTCGGTGGAGACAGCGCGCTCCGCGCGGCGATCGTAGGTGTTCTGCGTGGCGGAGCCGCCGCTGCTGGAGAAAAAGCCGCTCGCTTCGGAGTCGCTGACGAGCTTGGCACCGGTGAAGGCGAGCAGGAAGCCAAGCCCTTGTGCGAAACGCCGCTCCGCACGCAGCGTAAAGGCGTGGTAGATCGAGTTGCCGTAGGGCCTCCATTGCAGATCCAGGCCGGTGATTTGCGGGTAGGGCCGCAGCAGTTGGCCGTACTCCACGGTCCGATTACTCAGAATCGACTTCGGATCGGTGATCACGCCGTAAAACGGGTTAGGCACCTGCTGCCGAAGCTGATTGCCTAACGGCATGTACTTTGGATCGAGCTGGTTGTACGGCGTTGTATCGCCATCCTGGATGTGCGTGCCCTTGTTGCCGAGATAGGCCAGCTCGATGGTTAGCCCGCCCGGCAGTTCCCGCTGGATATTCAAGTTCCACTGTTGCGAGTAGGGGCTGAACCATGCTGGGATCCAGCTATCAGTGATGCCAAAACCCAGATCGGTGCTGGGGCTGCGGCCGGGCGTTTTGAAGCCGTCCGGGAACGGGTTGTCAAGCGTGTGGATGGGCGTCACGCCGTCGAGCGTGGTGATCATCGTGTTTTGCAGGCGGAACCCTTCCAAACCGGCGTTGTGGTTGGCGACCTGCATGGGCGAAGCGTCGTAGATGATGCCGTAAGCGGAGCGCACCACCGTCTTGCGATTGACCTGATACGCAAAACCCAGGCGCGGGGCGAATTGCTTCCACTCTGTCGGTGTCTGCTGGCGGTGATCATTGTCGACGAATCTCATGACCCCGACCAAATTCGGGAAAGTGGGCACTTGGCCGGCGATGGGCGAGGGTGCGCTGAGGTCGTAGTACGACAGGCGGTTGTAGCGTTCAGTGCGCGGGATATCCACGTCCCAGCGCAGGCCGGCGTTCACGGTGAGCTTTGCTGTGATACGGATGTCATCCTGCACATACCCGGCCCAGTAGCTGCTAGCGACGGCAATCTTGGGCACGTTGTAGAGTTCGCCGCTGGAGGGGGTGCCCAGCAGGAACGTCGCGAAACCGAACCCTTGCGCGTCATTGAAGGTGAAGGGATCTTGCCGCGTCCAGTTGTCGCTGAAGCTGAAGCCGCCGTTCGGACCGGAACCAAACGGCTGGAAGAAGTTCAGGAAGAACTTGCGGTATTCGCCGCCACCCTTGATGGTGTGTCGGCCGGTCACTTTCGTGAGTGAAGCGGCGATGTTGCCGCTATTGGAGAGCCAGTTCAGGCCGCCTCCGCCGCCCCTCCCCACCACGCCGCTGACACTAATGCCCGGGAAGTGCATCCACTCGCCAGCGCTCTGAGCTGAGAGATAGTGCGGGAATCCGAGTGTATCCGAGTTGAACCCCATGCTGGTGGGATACAGGTCGTACTCCCACCTAGTGACGGTGAAGCGCACGTTGGCGGTGGTGGTGGCATTGATGATGATGGTGTTGTCCCATACGCCGTTGTGCCGCGGGCGGATGTTGTCGGACGATACGTCAGCTGGTCCACCGCCCACCAGTTGCACCGGTGCGATGTGGTAGGTCGAGCGGTTGAACCGCCAGTAGGACCGCCAGGCTTGGGACATGTTGTGGTCTCCTCGGACGGTCAGGTTGCTGGTGTCGACGGCCGTGGTACCCGAATTGAACCAGTTGTTCAAGGGGGTGTACGGGTTGCTCGAAGGACGGTTGGGCGCCGGCCAGTAGGGCAGGATTTTCAGTGACACCGGGTTGATACGGTTGAGCGGGATCTTGTTTCCCGGGAATGCGTCGCGCGTCCAGCCACCTTGGCCGTCGGGTTTGGTGGTCAGCGGGTCGTAAAGCGTGATTGGGACACCTCGGAAGTTCAGCAGATCCGAAAAGTCCCCGCTCCTCCAAGCATCGGCGGGCAGCGTGGTGGTGGTGGAGGCTGGCGTGCGTTCGTTCGTGCGCTCGAAGTCCACGAAGAAGAATGTCCGGTTCTTGCCGTTAAAGGCGCCCGGGATAACAACAGGGCCGCCCAGCGAAAACCCGTACTGGTTGCGCTTGAAGGATCGCAACGGCACCCCGAACTTGTTGGCGAAAAAGTCGTTGGCGTCCAGCCTGCTGTTACGGAGGAACTCGCGCGCGGTTCCATGCAAAGCATTGCCACCCTGCCTGGTGGCGATGTTGATGAAGCCACCGCCGCTCCTTCCGTATTCCGCCGGAAGCCCATTGACCTGAACGGTGAACTCTTGGACCGCGTCGGGAGACGGTGGCAACCCGCCCATCACGCGCGCTCCGCCGGTCGGATCAGCCACGCTCAGCGGCGCGCCATCGACCATGGCTTCGCTGGTCATGATGCGGCCGCCGCCAATTTGGGGCGTGTAATTGTCGTTCTGGCGGCTGGCCGCGCTAACCCCGGTGTAGACGGCCGGAACGGTGGCGGCTAGGTTGAGCACGAGCCGACCGTTCAGCGGCAGGTCGGTAATGCTCTTGTTGCTGATCGAAGTCTTCACGACAGAATCGGCATCGGCCAGCATGGGTGGAGTTGCCGTCACCTCCACTGTCGTCGCCACATCTCCGACCTCCAGCACGACGTTGAGTGTAAGAATCTGCTGTACGTTGAGCTTGATATTGGCCTGTGTGAACCGGCGGAATCCAGTTCTCTCGACGGTCAGGCTGTAATCGCCGGGCAAAAGGAACGGGAAGACGTAGCGGCCCTCCTGGCTAGTACTGACCTCTCGCACGACGCCGGTCTTGAGGTTCGTGACGGTCACTCTGGCCTCCGCCACGGTCGCACTCGTCGCGTCTTGCACCAAGCCTTGGAGTGTGGCCGTCGAAGTTTGCGCGCACAAGGCTCCAGCAAGTGCGAACGCCAGGACTAGCAACAGCAAGCACCTGGACATATTCTAAACCTCCTGATCTTTTAAGCGCTCAAGCGATTGAACGTTCAAGTACTATACTCGCTCGAATGGTGGCTGTCAAGTGTAATAGTGTGGTTATAATGTGGGAAGAAAGGATCGGTCCATGACTTCATTCCGGCTGGCGGGCTTGCACAGTTCGCCTCTTGTTAAGGACAGCTTGGCTAGCCTTCTGCGCGAAGAGATCATTGCAGGACGTCTGGCCCCCGGCGAGAGGATCATCGAGGGCAAATGGGCTTCGAAACTGAACGTGGCACAGGCTTCGATCCGGGAGGCCCTCAACATCCTTGCGGCCGAAGGCTTTGTTCAAAGAGGTCCGGGCCGGAGCACCCGCGTGATCGAACTGAGCGCGGATGATGTGGTCCAGATTTACGAGATGCGGAGCGCGCTCGAGACCCTGGCGGCGCGCCTAATCATGCGAAAGCGGCCCGATCTGAGCGACCTGGACCAGGCGATCGCCGACATGCGTTCGGCCGCGCTGTGCAACAACGTACGCGCGTTTTATGAGCGGGATATCCGTTTTCATCTGCTGCTAGCGGAAAAGGCCGGCAACCGCTTCTTGGAGCAGGAGCTGCGACGGCTGATCGTCCCCCTGTTCGCATTCGTCGTAATGCGGGTCCATGGAGCGGTCGATGAGCCGGAGCGCTGGGAGCGCAGCATTGCCGAACACCAGCAGATTCTAGGCTTGCTTAGAGGCACCGACCCCGAACATTCGGAACGTGAGATAGCCAGGATCAACCAACAATTCTTCGTTGATACATACACGCTGATGGCCGCAGAAAACGGTGAATGGCATCGCGCCATCGGAGTGAACGCACCTTGACTCCCGGTCATCTCGGGGAGAGGCGTAAGCAGCGTGGGATGTCGTTGTCGATCTTCCTCACCAAGTGATTTTTTTCACCAGAGAATACGGCATCGATTCTTGTTCTGGAGGTGGGAGCCTGCCCTGTGTGGCGGCCCTGTGTAGCTCTCGAAGGAGCATCAGCATAAACAAAATCGCCCTATTTATTTTCTGATAATCCCTAAGTGCAGCGCTGCACCAGGTACCGCGCCGCGTTGTCGGCAGGACCGGCCCCGGAACCGAACATCATGTCGTAGATGCGCGGCCGGATGTTAGCCGTGGAGATGAGCGTCACCAGCGGCAGCGTCGAGGACTGGGTGTTGGTGGAGTTGCCGTCGAATTGTGTGCCATGAGGCTCCTTTCAGTGGCCGATCAGGCCAGCTCAACAATCTCGATGGAAACGTCGGAACGGGCGATCCCCGTCTCCTGGGACCAGGCGCCCTCGAACCGCACGGTGTACCGGCCCTGGCTGGCGGCGCCGGTGGGGTCGTGCGAGAACGGCGGGTTCGTTTCGTAGGGGTCGTAGAACAGGAACGGCTCCTGCGGGCCGCCCCGCGCGTCGTAGAAATTACGCAGCGCAGATAACCGTGCCGGCGACAGCCGCTTCCCGAGACGCCATCTCCGTCTGCTCGCATCGGCGACGTGACTCCGCTGCGATTCTCCGTTGGCGTATTCGTTCACGTAAACGGGGTACTCGCGCGCCTGCGCGAAGACTCGCGAGAGGCTCAGCGGCATCACCGCTGTTGGCGCCGCGTTTTGCACCGAGCCTGGCATTGCCGATCAGCTCGTCAGGGTTCCGGGACTCAGTTGCAGCGCCAGCATTTCTCGACGGCCCGCGTTGGACCGTGCGGCGTCAATAGCAGCGCTTTGGACCGCGCGCGGGTTCTCGATCACAGCCTGTACGGCCTCGCCGCGCAGCGCCGCGGCGGCTGAGTTGCCGTTAATACTCACCTGCAACATCAGCTTGTCGCCGAGCGTTATGACTGGCGGGCCGGCATTGGACGGCGTGCCGGGCAATATTCTGTCCAGCGTCGATGGACCGAGAGTCGGCAGCGGAGATTGGAAAGCCAGCGCACTGCCGTTCTGGAATGTCGGTGCCTGGAAAAGCCCGCCGCCGAGCTCGACGAGCGAGGCTGGCCGTACAGAAGCCGGCAGGCGCGCGATGTTCTGGCCGGTGCTCATGGCGTACAGCTCGATCAGGTCCCGAACTTGCTGGCTGCGAATGGCAACATCGAGATTTCCCCCGAAACCCTGCTTGGCCATATCCACAATCTGCTGCAAGATCCCCTTGTCCGGGATGTCGACGCCGTAGATGGCTTTGATTTTGTCTCGGGCTTTTTCCATCGCCCCTTTGACGAACAGCCGGATGATGCCGGCGAAGAAGCCGGCAGACGCGCCGATGGCTGCTCCTATGGGCCCGCCGACCTTGAAGCCGATCAGCGCGCCGCCAGCCGTGGTCTCCGCGACGCCCACCGCGCCTCCGCGACGCAGCCCGTCCAGCGCGAGCAAAGCGCCGCCGACCAGCGCGGCATCAGACTTGCCGATCGCCTGGAGATTGCCGGAAATGCCCGTGCGCGCAATCGCGACGCCAGGCGCCACCTGCACGGAATTGCTCCCGAGTCCCAAGAAATTCTTCAAGCCGCCGAAAAGGCCGGCCAGACCGGCAACGTTCGAAACTCCGGCGATACCTCCACTGCTACCGCTTAGAGTTATCGGGACGCCCGTCAACGTCGGCGTGCCGCCCGGCGCCGCGGGCGATCCAATGATTCCGCCGCCGGCGCCGAACACTGGCACAGCTCCGATTCCCAGCAGAGTGCCCAAGCGGCCGAGCAGCCCGCCGCCCGCTGCCGCTCCGGCCTCTCCGCCGAAGACCGGGACATTGCCTGATAGGCCGCCAGCGAAACTCACCCGCACGCCGTAGAGCAGGCGCATCAGCGCGGCGGCGACCTGGCTGGTGACGATCTCTTTCAAGGCCGTCAGCACAGCCGTTTTCAGCGCGTTACCGATTGCCCCAAAGACGGATTCGGAACGATGCAGTAGCGCATCGAATACGCCGCCGGCGGATTGCTTCAGGGACTCAAAAGTGCTGCGCAGGTGCTCGCGTATCAACTGCGCCGAGCGCACGGCGGCCTGTTCGCGTGCGGCGTCAATCGCGCCCAGGCGCTTGATTTCGTTCTGCCGCGCGTCTTCCGCCGCCTGTTGCGTGACGGCCTCGACGCGGTCATCGATCTGCTTGGCCAGGTCCGGCCGCACAAACTTCAGGAATTGCAGGTAACTCAGTTCACGCTCTTTGCGCCGGTTGATCGCATCGGCGTGGATCCTGGCCTCCCGATTCACGTAATCGATCTCGATGGCGGCCCGCTGCTGTTCGACCGCCAACTGGTCGCGCAGGGTTTGGGCGCCAACCAGCTCCAGGTTCCTCAGGCGGGCATCGCGGATCTGCTGCTGCACCTCGGTCTCAAAGTCGAATTGCTTGTCCAGCGTCTCCAGGTGCAGCTCGAGGGATTTCTGCTCGAATTCCCGCTGCTCCTCGAACCGCTTGTTGTGGTCCTCGAGCGTCACCCGCAGCATTGGAAAAAGCTGCTGGTTATCCTTGTCGCGGAGATGCTCCAGCTTTGTGGCGTGGCCGAGGATACCCTGCCAGATCGAATCCTCGGCCAGCAGGACCCCCATCTTCCGCTGCTCCCGCTGGACCCCGATCACGGTCGCCTGGTTGATATCGTCGATGGCCTTCTTGCTGTTGCCGTAGAGATCGATCTGCTTGGCCTGCTGGTTGTAGACCTTGGCCAGGCCGTCGAACTCCTGGGTGATGGCGTTGAGCAGAAACTCGTGGGCCGACTTTTCGGCCTCTTGGATCTTCCGCAGCTCCTCGGCCGTCAACTGGCGCGGCGGCTTGGGCAGCTCGACCGTCAGCCCCAGCTCGGCGCCCGTGAGCGGCTGGAACCTGCCGGCCTTCTTCGCTTCGAGCGCCGCCTGGGTGACACCTTCCAGCGCCTTCTCCTCGTTGCCCATCTCCAGGCGAAACCGGAAGGCCTCCTCGGCGCTCTGGTTGAATCGCTGTTGAATGAAATACAGCGAGCCGCCGAGCACCGCCAATCCAGCCGCTACCTGCCCAACGACAGGAATGCCCGCCAGCGCAGCCCCCTTCAGCAGCACCGCTGCGCCACCGAGAACAGTCAGGCCCTTGACGACATCGGCCACAACATCCTTGTTCTCGCGGGCGGCCTGCAAGAGGTGCCCCATCCCGCCGACCAGATCCCGAAGCGTGGGCAGGAACGCGTTGCCTAATTCCTCCTTAAGTTCGTGGAAGCTGCGGCCCAAGGCCATCATCGATCCCTCGACCGTAGCGCCGGCCTCGGCGGCGACGCCCTGGAGACCGCTGCCTTTTTCGATCACAGCGTTGAGCGCGATCTGCCGCTTTTCGGTGTCGGTCAGGGCACGGCCGCGCCTCAATTCCGCCAGCGCAACCTGCTCCTCGAGGTTGACGAGGATTCCCATTGACCGCAGCGTGCGGGAGCGGTTCGCCTCGATGCCGGACAGGATCCGGTCGAGAGCCTCTTCGCGGCTGATGCCCCTCAGGGCGGCGGCATTCTTTGCGACCTCGGCGAGCTGGGTGGCTTTGGTGAGGTCCAGCTCGGCGACGATCATGCGGTTCACGACGGTGAGGGCTTCGCTGTCGTGGAAGCCCAGCAGCTTGATGGCCTGGGCATGTCCCTTCACGGCCGCCGCGCTCAGGCCATGGATCCTGGCGAGCTGCTCCGTCGTCGCCGCCACGAATTCATTGTGGGCCGCGAGCTTCGTAGCCTCTACCGCAAATTCCTTAGCGACCTCGACGAGCTTCTCGAAGGTCCCTGCCAGCACCTCGCCGACCGCTGCGCCGGCAGCGATCTTGCCGGTCAGGTGATCGAGCGCACCGCCGGCGTGATCGCCGGCCTGCTTGCCGTGCTTGCCGATGTCATCGAGGTTCTGGTTGAGGCGCTTGATCTCGGCATTGGCCTTGTCGCCGTCAACGGTGATGACCAGTTCGAGTTTCGCGTCGGAAGGCATTGCGTTCTTCTAAGCAATTTTGGGGAGGCCGATTCGGGTAGGGCTTCTGTACGAAATGGTACACTAGAGAAAGACTGTTTTCGGCGCTAATCACGCTTTTGAGATCCCTCCACAGCCGACACTAACCTGATTGGAGGTGGAACCATGTACCGCACGCTACTGGTTCTGGCTTGCGCGCTGGCGCAAGTGGTTGCTCAGACTACAGCTGTTCTCCAAGACGGAACCCCGGTCCGACTACGGCTGAATCGCACTCTCTCTTCGGCGGATGCCAAAGTGGGAGACAACGTTGATTTTGAAGTGCTGGACGAAATCAAAGTCGGCGACGTAATCGTCATCGCTCGCGGCGCGACCGCATTGGGGACAGTGACCGAGGCCCAGGCGAAGAAGAGAATGGCGAGAGGCGGCAAGCTGAATGTCAACATCGATCACGTCCGACTCGTGAATAACGAAAAAGTTGCACTCCGAGCAGTGAAGGAAACACAGGGTGGCGGCCACACCGGCGCGATGACAGGAGCGATGGTCGCCACGGGCATCGTATTCTTCCCGGCCGCACCTCTATTTTTGTTCATGCACGGCAAGGACATCACAATTCCAAAGGGCACGGAGATCACGGCTTACGTCAATGGTGACGTGGAACTCGATCCAGAGAAGTTCCGGGTTGCGGCTACCGGGCAGCAGCCTCTCTCGGGGCAGATCCCCATGCCCGTTCCCAATGCTGCGGGGGGCGTTTCCCTAGCATCTCTCAGCGTCACCTCGACACCACCCGGCGCTGAAATCGAGCTGAATGGCAAATTTGCGGGCGACACTCCGTCAATACTGAAGGCCAATCCGGGTTCACACAAGCTGACCATCAAGCGAAGCGGATTCAAGACCTGGGAGCGAGAGTTGCAAGTTGAGGCGGGAGCTTCGATCAGTATAAATGCGGAATTGGAGAAGGCACAGTAGTACTACTAGGGAGCTAGACCGATCCTGCACTCTGCACTATTGAACCTTCTCGAACCAGTACTGCTGGCCAAACGGTTTCTCGCGGGTCCGCAAGAGGAAATGCCTGCGCTCGTCGGTGTAGTCGGTCACGGATGGGTCCAGCACGTGGAACTTGCCAGCCGAGAATTCCTTGCCGACCGGGTTAGTTGGCTTCACGAAAGGGGGAGTCGGAGCAGGAGTCGGCTGGGGCTGCGGGTCCGGGTATGGTAGGCCGACACTCGGATCGCCGAACTGAAACCGATGCCGAAGCTCCGCCAGCAGCGTGGAGGGCATTTACTCACCGGAACTATCTTTCGAAGGTGACTATTGGAGGCTGGTTCGCCGCGGCAGTCGTGACCGAACCGCAGGACGCCGGGAACGTGCCGGCGCTGCCGTTGTTTCCAGCCTGCGCGAATTTCTTGTTGGTTTGTTGGTTCAGTTGAGTAATCTGCTGCGATGGTATCGAGAACGAACGCAGCGTCAGCGTCGTGGAATCGGTCGTCATCGCCAGCCAGTACACGCCGGGGTTCAGCGTTGCCGGACCGCCCGATATGGTTTTCGTGTAGACACCGGCGGTGTTGATGTCCGGTGTGCCGCCGGCCGTCATCACGCCGCTGTTGACCACCAGCGTTGTGCAGGACGCGTCCCAAATACCCAGGCCGAGGCTCTTCCCTACGCCTGAGATGGCCACGACCTCGAAGCTCAGTTGATTGATGGTGACCCGCCAGGGCAGCACGAATTGCCACAGGCGCATGACGTTCGCCGTGAAAAGGCTCGTGGCGCCGGAGCTCTGTGCGGGATAAATGCTGACGGCTACGAAGTAACCTTGGTCGGCCGTGGTGATCATGGTCGTGTTCTGGGCGGCCGGCAGATTGCCGCTGGTGATGTTGCCGGCGTTCGTCGTATCGGTAGAGCAGCTCGCGGCGGCGTTCGACAAATCACTACAGGCCGGCTGGGCGCTCGACACCGAACCGTCCGTGCCGATCTGTGTCAGAAACTGATGTGTAATCGAGACCTTCGATTTAACGCCGCCGAGAGTGCTGCTTGTCGGCATCGGCAGCCAGGCGGAATCGAGAGTGCCGCCCGACGTGCTCTTGGGGATCGCGTTGGGGGCGGCTGTCGCCGTGGCCACTTCATCTGAGCCGCCGTCCTTGTGCGTGCCGGCGTGCGCGGTCGGTGCCCGGGCATTCGTGTTGCGCGGGTCGCCATCGGTAACATATTTGTTACCGCCGCCTGGAGTCCCGGATGTTCCAGCCAGTGCCGCCTTCTCGCCGGCGCTTGGTAGATTCGCTCCATCGGCAAGAGCGGAGGTAAGCACGCTCCCGGCGCTCAGGCCGGCGCCGCTCCCGAAAAACGTCAGCGCCTGGAATTCCGCCAGATTGCCCGTGCCCGAGTTCCACACCTTGAAGCGGGACTTGTTGCCAGTGAAGCTGATCCAGTCATTCGCGCCGGAATTGCCGAACGTCAGCAGGTCGGTTGTAGCGCCATTGATGGTCTGCGCCTGGGTGAACGTGTTTGCCTCGTCCTTATAAACCGTCTGGGGGTTTTGGCGGCCTTTGGCCAGCGTGCCAGTCCAGCCCAGAGTGTGGACATCCTGAGCGCTGGAGATAATGACATTGGTGTCGTTGGCGAAGCTTTGCACGCCACCCGTCTGCCCATTCAGCGAGGTGATGCCGCTGCCACCCGGCGCTGCCCACCTGACGCCGAGGGGCTGACTTGAATCTGCGGTGAGAAGCTGGCCGTCTGCGCCGGGCGCCAGGCGAGACCAGGCCGTTCCGAAGGCAATCAAGCTGCCCTTGATAGCCCCGAGGCCGCTCAACTGTGAGAGGGCGACAGTCAATGCCGGGGTCGGCACCGTCGAGACAGCTACGTCCTTGATCTTGAGCGTGTTCGCGGAGGTGGGCACCACCCAATACTGCAGATACGTTGCCCTGGTGAGGTAGAAGCGCACCTGGTAGCTGGTGCCAGCGGGCGTGGCCGTATCGTTTGGCTCGAGCGTCACGTCAACAACGCCGTTTGTGATCGTGAGCGTCTGCTTGCTGGCGCCGATCGGCTCGTTGCCGGTGGTGATAAGCGGCGTAAACAGGGTGATGTCGGCCGCGCCGCCGGCGAGCGAGCCGTCCGGGTACTTAAGCGTGTCCAGTATGCGGGTGCCTGCCGCTTGCAGCTCGAGACAGAGCAGCAAGACCAGAATCGGGATTCGATGGCTCATTTTCGATTCAGCCGCTCGCGTTCCCAGTTTTCGCGTTCGGCGTGGAGAATTTGGAGCGCGCGAAAATCGTCAGCGTCCACGTCATCAAGCGTCATGGTGAAACCGGCTCGCAGAGCGAAATCCAAGTCAACTACTCGATGGAGGCTTTCGCCCACAGGGCTTGCCAGCGCAGCCTCCAGCCTCGTCCGCGGGCATTGCTCGCACCGCGTATGGTCATCGGGCGCTTCGGGGCAGAGCTTCGGCCCCGAACATAGTTCGTCCTTGCGGAGCGCCTGATGGATGAGAAATTGGAGCGTCGGGTTGTCCGGCCACTCGGCCGGACCTAGGAGTTTCCCAGGTCTTCCTCTTCGGCGCGCAGGGCCTGGAGCAGCTCGGCAACAACCGCCGCCTTGTGGATGATTGGGATACGGTCGCCGGCGTAGGCCTGCGCGCTTGTCGTTTCCTCGGCCGGCGGCTGCGCCATCAGCGCGTCGTACAACTCCCCAGATGGCCAGAGGTTGACCTTGATCTCCTGACGGCCGTGGCGGCCATCGATCACCCGGACGGCCGCCTTGCGGTAGTTGCTGACCTGCTTCTGGCTCGGCATCCGCAGGCAGTGAACCGCCTCGCAACCAGGAACCGATAGCGGAATACGGAAGACGTTGCCGTCCCGCTCGGCCTCCCCAGCCTCTGCCTGCGCAAGACGTTGAATCGCCGCCGAGGCTTCGGCCTGGTCGAATTCGGTTTCCTTGGAAACCAGAATCTTATCGAAAAGCTCGGCGTCGACCTCCTCGGCATTGGTGACCTGCGTTTCCGACGATCCGCGGCCCAAAGACCGGATGACGGTCTTCTGTTTCGCCATCCGGTCCGACCACTCGGCATCGGAGGGCCAACGCAGGGTTGCGACTTTGTACCCTTCGGGCGAGGGAATCTTGACCGCAATTTCTCGGTTGATGTCGAACATGCTCCCTCCCTTGGGATCGAAAGTGTGGTTACTGAGCGATGCCATCCACCGGCGTCACGCAGACAGCGGAAACAACGCCGTTGGTCGCGTTGTACTGCGGCTTGCCGGTGACCGACACCGTCACGATGCCATCGGTCTCGCCGACCTCGACGACGCTGAAGCCGACCTGCTGCCAGGTGACCGACAGGCTGTTATTGGCATCCTTCGTCAAGGTGACGACCGCTGTTCCCGTCGTCAGGTCGCGCATCTTCTGGAGCTCGGTGGAACCGTTAACGAAGCGAGCGACGAAGTTGAACAACGGAACGCGGTCGCCCACTTCGAGCCGTCCCTGAATCTGGAAGCCGTCCTGCTGGCCGCTGCCGGGAAAGAAGCCCTCCCGGAAGGCGTTGTCCCACCCCATCTCGAGCGACTCGAAGTTCTTGAGGCTGACGTAATCCACCCCCAGGATCGTGATCGCCGCAGAGTAGGCGTTCAGCAGGTTCTCGGCCGTCGCAGCCGGCAGGGTGATGCCGGACGGGTCGGTGATCGCGCCGGAGTGAGTGAACTCCACCGTCGCTTTGGCGTTGGCGCGACCGACCCCCTTGGTGATATTGATCTTCCAGCTCTTGACGGCGCATCCGACCAGCATGCGGTCAAGCACACGGGCCGCGCCCGGCCGGATCTGCTCGATGTAGGAGAAATAGGGCAGTTCCAGGCCGTCGGTCACCGGATTGAGCGGCGTGCATGTATAGGTGTAGGGGCCGGCGCCGGTTTTGACGACCTTGCCGAGGCCGAAGGCCCACAGCCAGGCCGCAAACTCGCTCGACAGGTATTTCTCCAGTTGGTGGGCCGCCGAATCGACATGAGACTTGAACAGTTGCGTCGCAAACTCATGGCCCTTGCCCAGCTCGGCCGCATCATCCTCGGCCATGAACTTCGGATTCGCAAGCTGAACGTTGAGCTTGTTGAGGCGCCAGATGTCGCTCGTGACGTTGGCCGTGGAAATATCGGCTTGCTTCTTCTTGCCGAAGCCGATCAGTAGCTCTCGGATGTTTGCCATCGGTTAGTTTTCCTCTTCGCGGTCCGGCTGTTGCGGCGGCTCGCACTGGCTCCACCCGGCAACCATCAGGGGAACCAACTGCGCCGGGTCCGCCGGGACTTCTTTGGGCGGCCCGCCGTCTGGCGGCCGCATCCACGTTGTTTCCCTCTGCTGTTTTTCCAGCATCAGTCGTCTCCGATCTCCGTGAAGCTCGTAGTCAGCTCGAAGAAATCCACGCCCTCAACATCGGGAGTCCTGCGGATCGTGGGCACATCCATGGGATAGAACGAGTCGTGGACTGCGTAATCGGCGAGGGTCTGGCCGGCGCTGTTCTGGCCCTTCCAGATCGCCCGGAGAATCCGGTAGAAGGAGCTCGCGTTGCCGTTCAGATCATTCGAGTCGTCGGCGCGGACGTAGATCGACACATGGTGCTTCCAAACCTCGGCCTGGCCAAAGTTGCCGGGCGCCATCTCCTGCCAGGCGACCATCACCGATCGCGCCGGCATGCGGTAGATGGCGCGATCCAGGCTGACGGCCTCCGCCGGCATGTCCTTGTATCCGTAGATCCGCTCGGGATCGCCGCCAACCTCGGCTACAAGGTCAGGGATGGTGCGCAGGGCCGACACCACGGCATCAACGAGCGCGGCTGGATTGATCATTCTTTCTCGCTACCCGATGAGGTTTCTCGCGTTCTCGGCGAAGATCTGTTTCGCCGCCTGCTTGACGGCGTCCTGGTTGCGCGGCGAGAACACAAGCCAAGGCTCGATGTTCTGGTTCGCCTGGGCTTTGATGCGATCTATCCGCGTGCTGAGTCCGGCGCGGGCTTCCTTCTCGCTCACCGTGCGGACCTGCAAGTTGTTGAGCATTTGGCCGGTGAAGGTCAGGTTCCGCGTGTTTCCCAGGCGCAGCATGGACTTCCTGATCGCGTAGCGTCTCGTCAGGCCCTTGGCCGCAGCGTCCTCCGGCCCAAGACCGGCCTGAACACGTTGCTTGACCGCCGCCACGCCGACCGTCCCGAGCTTCAACATCTGGAATTGCTTGAAGCCTAGCCGATCGACGACGATCTTTTTCTTCTGCCAGATGCGGACGCGCGGGTTGGTTGAACGAACCGATATTCCAGAGGCCCCAACCCTGGCAACAAAAGTTGGCATCTCGATTTACGTTCTCGACGCGTTCGCCACGATCGGCTCCACGAATTCAAAGTGCCCCATGTCTTTCTGTTTCCAGCGGCCGCCCCAGCGCAGGCCCAGGGATTCACCGATGCGCCCGATGTCGTCCCACACAGGATCGGCGGCGTTCCATTGCAACTTGTGCGGGCCGCGGAGCTGAAACGACTCATAAGGGCAGATATCGATGGCCAATCCATCCAGGTGCTTGCTGTGCCTGGTCCAGGATACGCCCTTGGCCAGGTTCGCCTCATGCTCCTGTTCGGTTCGGAGCGTTTCGATGATCATCACGGGAATGCCGGCCTCCACACACCGCGCCAGCAGCTCGACAGCGAGAGGCCGGAATCGCGGATCAAGATCGTTGAGCCGTCGGGTCATTGGCAAAGAAGGAAGGCCGAGTGCGAATTTACAGGGACCCGCGCCAAGCCAGCTCGAATCGCTAGCATCGAAAGTGGCCACGAAAGGGGATCGTGATCCCGCCTGATAAAATATAGTGAGAATATGCCGTTACCAGGTATCTGCAGGTTGTGCCGGCAGAAGGCCAACCTGCTAAAGAGTCACCTAATCCCGAGAGCCATTTATAAACGCATCCGCCGCTCGAATGGTGCGGACAACAGGATCGTCCTGGTTTCTGGCGGGGTCGCCGCGTTCACTGATAAGCAAGTTCAGGATTACCTGCTGTGCGGCGCTTGCGAGGATCGTCTGGGACGCGTGGAAAACTGGGTGGTGAGCAACTGCCTTCAGGAGGATGGCAGCTTCCCATTCCGAGATGCCGTCTTCGCCGTTCCTCGCCACCCAGAGACGGACGACGTCGCATTGGGGGCCTATCTCAAGGGTGCAGAGCTAGAAACACTAGCCTATTTCGCAGCGAGTATGCTCTGGCGGGCCGCAGTCCACCGCTGGGGTCAGTTCGGGTCGGATGTGACAGTAGACTTGGGGCCATACGAGGAGAAATTCCGCCAGTATCTGCTCGGCAAGACTGGATTTCCCCCCGAAACCGTGTTGGGCATCTTTGTCGCCGGGAAAGCCAATTACCAGGATCAGTTTGCCACCGCGCCCGTACCCCTGGACGTAAAGGGCTACCATCAATACACATTTGCGATTCCGGGCATCAAGTTCTCTATTCTCGTTGGCAAGACTCTGCCGGGGAATGTCCGCGCCGGATGCTCTCTGCGTTCTATTGAAGGATACATCTACATCGATGATCACCTGGACAGGCACGAACTGAAGTTCTTGATGGGGCGTGCACAAATAAGCGGAAAGCTTCTGGAACAGGCCAAATTGTACAAAAAGACACATGGCTTGTCAGGAAACGAAGCAAGCCTGAACTGAGCCGATCGGACGATATCCCGTCAGATCTTGCGCAGCGTCAAATCCGCCCCGCCATGGCCATCGTTGGCGATGTCGTAGACCTTGTAGTTGACGCCCTTCACCGTCACGGCGTCTCCCTTGGCGGGCGCGCCAGCAGGGAAATCAGACAACCGCACGAGCATGATGATGTACGATCCTTCCGCCGCCGGTTCGAGCTCGCGCGGCGTCTGGCGCACGCCGGTGAGCGCGAACACCGCGCCGAGCGGCGGATTGGGCTGATAGGTGACCTGCTCGCCGAAGGCGGCCAGACACCGGTCCAAAATCCCCGCGACCTGCGCGTTGAAATTAGACATCAGATATACGTTCCGTCCGGGCAGCGTACCGGATGTCCCGGCACGTAACTGCCATCCGGAGCTTTGGTGATTCGGCCTCGCCCGCCGACGTAACTTCCGTCTGGCGCCCGGCGCGGCTTGCCTGGCACGTAGGTGCCGTCCGGCGCGCGCGTGATGGGGCCGCCGATCCCCACGTAAGTCTTATCCGGGGCCATGCGCGGATGACCGTTGACGAAACGGCCGTTGGGAGCTCGAACCGGCCGCTTGGGCATCCCAGGGACGCTCCTATAGACTGATCACGCGGTACTTGATATGCACCTTTGCGGCGCCGGTGCCGGCCGCGAAGGCGGCCGTGGCGTTGGTGATGTCGATCCCCTCGTTGGCCGGCGCCACGAGGCCGCTCGAGCCCACGTTGGGTCCGAGTGCCACAAGCACCGTACCAGCCGCTCCGGTTACTACCGAGGCCAGAATGCTGCCGGCGTGCGGGATGCTGGTGGTGGTGATGTGGTACTGGAAGCTCACCGCGCCGCCGCCGGTAAAGGCAATCGAGCTGCGCATCATCTCGAAGACGATGCTCTCGACAATGATCGCCTTGCCGTTGCCCGGCGCCGGCAGGATCTGCACCGGCGCGGCGTTCATCCCGATGATGTCAGCGGCCGCGAGACTCACCGTTGCGGCCCGGACGACGCCCGGCGAGTCGAGGCTCGGCGCGTAAACCGGCCGATACAGCTTGTCGATTCCCATGTTGCTGTTTCTCCTTTTCTGGGACCTGTTCCGCCAGGCCGATCCGCCGCTGCTCATAGAGCTGCCGCAGCCTGGCGCGGTGGATAGTGCGAGGGACGGCCGCCCCGATCGGGAGAACTACGCCTGCGCAGAGCAGCGGCCGGTGGATGACGACAAAGTCAGGGATCATGCCGGCGGCGATCCGCGGCCAGGCAGGAGAGACGTCTCGCATCAGACCTCCGTGACTTGCTTGGTTGTTACGCGACGGCATTGTAGAAGAAGCCGCCCAGGTCCGCCCCGACGATCTTGTGGACATAGGCGGAATCGATCTCGACGCGAGTCGATTCAAGCCACGGGAGGTAGAAGGATTTCAAGCGGGTGCCCTGGCTGGTGGCGCCGAAGTACCCGGTCCAGGCGAAGGTGTAACCGGCGCCCGGAACCATCAGCCCCGGGGTGGAGGGCGTGTAGACGAGCAGCGCGTGGTTGCCGGCGATGAACGCGTTGGTATCGGAGGCTCCTTCGACCGCAGTGTTCTGGATACCGTCCATCACCAGAACCTCGTCCAGCTCGAACAGCGAGGCCATGATCGCCAGGGTGACCTTCGCCGGCTGGGGAGCAGTCTGGCCGTATTTCACGCGGTCGATGAAGTCCGGGTGGTCGCAGAGCGTGTCAAACACCTTGCGGGCGAGCACGAGCTTGTTGGGCCGGTACAGGCCGGCGAGCTGCACCGCGCGCTTCACGGTGCGGACGTCGACGATGGGCGACGACGTCGGATCATTCCACTGGAGAAACTGATTCGCGCCCGGCGCGCCGGCGACCCCGGTGTAGTTGGTTGTCCAGACGTTGTTGGCAAAGAAGGTGCTGGCCCACTGAAGTTCCCGATTGAGCCGCGCCTGGGTCGAGAGGAACATCGTCGCCTCCAGGTCGGGCTGGAGCACGCTGTCGGCGTTGGCGCGCACCTGGTCCGGGATGTCCTTGTGCAACGACCAGACATCGCACAGATAGCTCGGCGTGTTGTCGAGCCGGTAACCGCTGCCGGCCGATTCGGCGCCGGGGCCGCGCTTCTTCATCGTGCTGCGGATGAAGTCGCCCTTGTTGTAGACGTAGTAAACATCGCTCCGCTGCTGCACTGAAACGATGGGGAAGACTTTGTCGGCCACGAAGGCCTCGTCTTCCTGCCGGTACATCAGGGAGAGATTGGTGAGCGGCACGTTCACGTGAACGTCGCTGAGCGTCGGTTGCGGCATGAAAATCTCCTATCGCGACGGACTACGCCGCCGGAAAAAGTGGCATGTTGGTTGTGCTGGTTTTACGAGTAGGCGGCGTTCGACTTGAGAATCAGAACAGCAATGACGGCGACGGCGGAGACGTTGGTGGCCTCGAGCGCCTTGGCCACCACGGTGCCGGAAGCCGCCTTCTTAAGCGTGCCGCCGGTGTCAACCTCCAGCAGGTCGCCGACGGCGATGTTCTGGTTGGCGCTGATCGCGGCCTTCGAAACTCCAAAGATGGCCGCGACGCCGGCCTCGCCCGCGACCGGTTTATCCTGGAGGATGCCATCGGCGTTTTTGGCGGCAGCCGCGAGCGCGAGGTTGCCCGCAGTGTCGAGCGTGACGGCGTAGAACTGCTTGGAAACGAGTCCACTGGCGGCGGCCGGAGCCGTCAGCAGAATTTGCGTTTGTTCGAATGCCATATCGGGTTGTTCTCCTTTTGTTTCCTCTTCACAGCCGGTTCGAGCTAAGGATCATCTCAGAGCCGGAGAGGCGGGCTTGCAGGTGCTGCACATACATCCGGCGCGATGCCTGCGTCAGCATGGCGCTATCCCGCTCCTCAAGATAGGCCTCGTAGAGATGCGGGTGCGCGCGCAACACCTGCGCGTAAGCCTCCGCGCTCGGCATCTTCCCGTTCGCCGCGAGCGACTGGGCGCCCGAGAGGATCTTATCGAGAGCGCTCGTGTTGACCGCGCCGAAGTTCGGGTCGACCTGCCTCCCGCTGCTTTCGGCGGAACGTTTGTCTTGCAGGTCCGCCAAAGCCTCGGCCAGCGTCATCCCCTTGCCGATGTACTCGGCCGCCAGCTCCGGCTTGCCGGCAAGAGCGCAGATCTTGGCGATCTGGCGCGCCTCAGACGCGTCAGGACGAAGGGAAGTGGAAGCCGCCTTCTTTCCCCGCTCGCCATCCCCGTCCTCCTCCTCTTCGTCTTCCTCGTCCTGCTTCATCCCCGTTTTCTTGCGGGCCTTCCTGGCGTCGGCCTCGGCGTCGGCGGCAGCCTCTTCCGCCTCATCGGCTTCTTCGCCCAGCCGTTTGGCTTCCGCTTCCGCCTCATCAGCGTTCTTGCGGGCATCCTCGGCGTCTTCGGACTCCTCGGCCTCGTCGGCCTTCTTGCGTGCCTTCTTGGCCGTCTCTTCCGCCTCATCGGCTCGCTTGCGCGCTTTCTTCGCCCGCTCGCGGGCTTCTTCAGCCTCCTCCGCTTTTTTTGCGGCGAGCGCCAGCCACTCACTCACTCTCATTGTTTTCTCCTTTCGGATTGGTTCGGCGTTGATCGCCGCAACACTGTCCCTGTGCTCCACCGGGCGGCCCGTTGCGTTCTTGTGCGGCGCGATGGCAGACTCTCCCTTCAGGACCGGCGCTTCAATCTGTGCCCGCAGCGCTTGCAGGGCGTCGTCCAGCGTTCCCACTTCGTCTGCCAGCAGCGGCACCGCCTGGCCCGCGTAGAGGACGGCGGCCTCGGTAGCCGCGATCCGCTCCGTCCTCTGCCCCCGGTTCCGCGCCACGGTCGAGACGAACATCTGGTACTCGCGATCTACCTCGGCCTGGGCGTCCGAGCGCGCTGTCTTGCTCAGCGGCTCATGCGGGTTCCCGTCCGTCTTCTTGTCGCCGGCATAAATGTAGGTGTATTTCAGCCCGGCCTGCTCGTCGGCGCCCGATTGGTCCAGGTGCAGGGCGAAGACGCCGATGGAACCCACGGCTCCGGTCCGCGTGACGAAAATTCGGTCGGCGGCGCTGGCGATCACGTAGGCAGCCGACAGGGCGGCGTCGTTCGCAATCGCATAGCACGGCTTCTGCCCGCGCCACGAGTAGATCAGATCGGAGAGATCAAACATGCCGTGGGTTTCGCCGCCCGGAGAATCGATATCGAGCAGCACTCCCCGGATCTGCGAATCGGCGTAGGCTTGCCGCACCTGCTCCGCAATCCGCTCATAGGAGCTGCAGCCGCTCATGGCCCACAGGCCGGCCGATTTCTTCATCAGCGTCCCCTGCACGGGGATGAGCGCAATGCCGTCTTCGGTTACCTGGCAGCACCTGCGGGAAGCGGGTTCCGGTTCATACTGCGCCTGGAGTTGCCCGGGTTGCTCGGTCCTCAACTCCAGCCCAATGCGCGGGCCGATCGTGCGCAGGATGATGTCGAGCTTGTCGGGATGAATCGCCAGCGGCGTGTCGAAGATTCGCGTCTGCAGATGCGAGAGCAGCTTCACTGCGGCCTCCGCGTCATCGGTCCCTTTCCGTTCACGCCGGAAACAGCGGCCAACTCAGCTTGCTGCTCTTCTTCCTCGAGTTGTTTCCCGCGCGGAGCTTTCGGGGCTGGCTCGGTCGGATTGGTTTCGCGCCCGATCAGCACCTTGGCCGGATTGGAGTCATAAACGAGCCCGAGCTGCTCGGCGCGGGCGTTGTCAGCAGCCTGCTGCGCGTCGATTTCCTCCGGGTCAAGCCCGCGGGAGCGCGCGATCATGGCCCGCGAGCTGAAGCCGTTGCGCACATCCATCTGCGCCGCTTGCGATTCCTTCAGCGGATCGACCCAAGCCCAGCCCGGAGCGACCCACACGACCTCTTCGTAGGGCGTCGGGTCATCAAAATATCCAGGGATGTCCAGGGCGCCGGACAGCACCGCCTCTTTGAGCCACCGGTTCTTGATCGGCTCGCAGGCCTGGTGGACGATCACGTTGTACTGGAACTGCTCGCAGGCCCTCTGGAACTCCAGCACCCCGGCGCGGATCGACGAGTAGGTCACCCCTTTCAGATCCGAGGTCAACTGCTCGTAGGTCATGTTCAGGCCGGCGGCGAAACGGTGCGCCTGCACCCGCACGAAGCTCTCGAAGTCCGAGGCCGTGGGCACTTCGGGAAACTTGATGTCTTCGCCTGGAAACAGCTGCTGCAGCGTTCCGGCTTCGATTTTCGAGACGTCGGTCCCGATGTCGCGCTGCGGGTCGAAGTTCGAGACGAGCGGCTGCTCCAGGTTCGGAGAAGCCGGATTCGCCGGGGCCGGCGGCAGGATGCTGTCCTCCGCCGCGGGCCTGGTGATGAAACCGGCGAACATCGAGCAAACTTCCTTGCGAACCAGCTCGGCGTCCATGTACTTGTCGAGCGTGTAGAGCAGGGTCAGGACCGCCGTCATGTGTGGCTGGCCGCGAAGCTGGCCCGCGCGCAGCGGCTTGTAGACGTGCCGGATCTCTTCCGCCGGCACTTCCACGAACTGCAAGGCGCCGAGCGGGAAGAACATCGTTTCGCCGGGATGCTCCTTATACATGTGGTAGGCGACACGGCGTCCATCCTTGTCGAACTCGATGCCCGTGCGGACCACGTTGCCGTTCCTGTCGCTCGGGATGATGTTACGGAAGACCGGGACCTGCTCGCCCTCGATCAGTTGCAATTGCAGCGGAACAAACAATCGGGCCTTCGGAGGGCGCAGGCGATAGCGGATAAACACCTCGCCCGCCTCGAAGATCTCCCGCGCGATCAGGGCGAGCAGGCCGTTGAAATCGCTCTGTCCGGCGAAGTCCGCCTCTTTTCCCCAGCGCTCCCAGGCCTTCTGTAGCCTGGTCCGCACCTGCGGGTCCGGATGTCTCCAATGAGGCTGGATGCCGCTGCCGATGACATTGGACTCGAACTTGTCGATGGCGCTCGCGGCGAGGGGATTGTTGCGGACCGCGTCGCGGCTGCGGCTGCGGATATTATCGAGGTTGCCCCATAAGAGCGTCGTGGCGCCCAACCGGCTTGCCTGCCAGCCGAGCGAGCGGCGCCCGGTCGAGCCGGCCTCGTAGGGAGCAGTCGCGGAGGCCCTGCGGCGCAGTGGGGCAGGGGCGATCCGATCAGCGAGCCAACTCCTGAACCGTTGCGTTACGGTTGTCGCCATTTCAGATAATCAGGTCAGCTTCTCTGTCAGAGGCCGCTTGCGAACGCTTCGAGACCTCAGACATGCTTACGTCGGCTTCCCCGGTGCTATACTGCAAGTCGCGGTTCATTCGACTCAAGGGCCAAAGGGATGCGCAGATGCCAAAAGCCAAAGTCCTGGCCTTTATAAACTACAAAGGCGGTGTCGCAAAGACTACGACGACGTACCATGTGGGGTGCTCTCTTGCACAGCACCTGGAGAAGCGCGTCCTCCTTGTGGATATCGACCCGCAGACTAACCTGACGTTCCTCTGCGCTTCGATTGAAGACTGGGAGAAATTCAAAAAGAGCAAAGGCACGATAAACTCGATGTACCGGCGCTATCTCGAGGGCAAGTCGCTCGATCCGAAATACTTCATTTGGAAAGAGCCTGTTGGGGGATCGATCAAACGGCGCATTCGCGGCCTCGACTTGATTCCCTGCGATATTGACCTGCTCGGCGAGGACCTCGGAGGAGGTGACTTGGCTGGGCCCATACCGAGTTTCGAACTCCTGAAGCGCCACGCGGGCAAGTACATCAAAGATCGGTCGTTCCTCCGAAAAGCTCTGCGCGAGGTCGAAAACGATTACGACTACATTCTGATCGACTGCCCGCCCAATCTCTACCTAATGACACAGAATGCGCTGGTCGCAAGTCGCTGGTATGTTGTGACGGCTATTCCGGATCACCTCTCCACGATCGGTCTCAGTATCCTTCAGCAAAAAGCGCACAAGATCGGAGAGTCTTTTAGACACGCCCACACGCTCGCTGGGGATGATGCCACTCCCGTTCGAACGGCGGAATTGGGTGGCGTTATCTTTGTCCGGGTAAGGCTCGGCGGTAGCATGATAACGAACGTGCATTTCAGCACAATGGTGCAGGTACGGAATTCCCTCGGGAACGGCGTTTGCTTCGACGGTCGCACCACCGAGTTAATTGGGTACGGTGAAGCAGCGGAGCAAAGCCTACCGGTGTGGATGACCAATACGAAAAACGCCATCAGTGCAGCCGGAAAGGGCGAGTACCAGCGGATCACCAAGGAACTCGCCGAGAGGTTTTGAGTTTAGTGGGCACACGGAAACGACCGGACTTTTTCAAGGCAGAGAAATTCCTGCAGAGCCTTAGCGGCCTTGTCGAGTCCCTTCCGCCGGAATCGGATAAACAGCGGGTTGCAGCAAATCTCGATCTGGTTATCGATTTCCTGAGCGAAATTAGGAAAACCGTGAGTTCGCTTCCTTCTCAAGAGAGCGCGACCTCAGTCCAGTCCGCGATCGATGGCCTGAATTCGCTCTTCGCGCGTGCACGTGCGAGCGCTCCGCTGGCCGCAGCACTAGGCCTGCAACCATCTGCCCGTAAACCGAAAGTCGCACCGTTGACGGAAGCCGACTCCGAACGAGCCAGGATATTGCTCGAAAAGTTGGAGAAGCTGCCGATCGACGATCTGCGAGCGAATCTGGAGAATACTTCGACAACTTCACCCCGCGATTTGCATGCAATTGCAGCGCTCATGGGGATAAGATCGACGCAGCGCAGCAGCCGGGAATCATTGGTGCATCAGATTGCTTCGAAGGTCGCCAATGCTCGTGGCTACGAAACGCTCAGACGTGGAACCGAAGATAGCGATTAGCTTCTCGATGGGCAGCACGCCTGAGATCAGGTTGGCTTCGGGGCAAGCGCCCGCCCGGCTGGCCGCTGCCGTGCAGCGATTGTCGCCGGCGCCTTATGCCGGATTAACTCGGTAGCAGTATCGACTCAGGATCACCGGCCCCCGACTGGTCACCTGCTCGGGACTGGCCGACTACTCCATTTCACCAGCCCTTGTCGGTGTACACGCGGATGTGCCGAATCGTGGTCTTGCCCTCGCTCGCTTTCACCTCGATGACCGCCAGCGCCCGCGCCTTTAGCAACTCATCCATGGAGCGATACCGCACCTGCCGGTCCTGGAAGCTGACCAGGGTCACGCCGTTCTTGATCGCCTCGTCCAGCGCATCGATGTCGGCCTGCGTCCAAGCCATTTAAAGTTGAAACCTCGTGGTAAAAAAAGCCCGGCGCAACCTGGCCTGATGTATAATCAATCACCATGTCAAAGGGCGCAAGCGCTAATCCCAGCCCAATCACATTTGAGGAGATTGTTTCATGAGGCGACTCTTGACTTGCACCTTGATTTGCGCCACCGCTGGATCACATTTAGCTGCGCAGAATGCGTGCGTCGCGCTTCTTCGTCATGGGATTTACAACACCCAGCGGAGTCTACAGCTTGGCAGCTCAGCGTCGACCGTCTACAATCAGGTTTGCTCCAATTACAATTCGTATAAGGCGGGTACGCTGAGAGCTGACGCTAGCGGCAGATACGGCTTGTTCTCGGCCGGCGCTTCCCTAACCAAAGAAGAAGTAGAAGCGATTGGTCAAGCCATGTGTAGCACGGGTTACTCAAACGAAGCTGCGAACAACCAGATCGACGCCTTTTCCTCTGTTGTTAGTGATACGGGACGAAGGGCGTTTTCCGACTGTATCCACGAAGCCAACGCCGGTCTTGTTATCGAAACGAGTTATGACGAGAATATTCCAAATTTAGTTACGATCAGCGCTCGATACAGCCCAATTGGGAATCCCGGACCACAGCGCGTAACAGGTATTGATATCAAGAGTGATGATCCTGATCCCAATCCGCCAGATACCGTGAGGGTGACTTGCTCCGGAAGCTTGGTCACGGCCGCAAATGAGCGCCAACGGCTGACACCTGGACAGGTTCTGACGATGACCTGTCGGCGCCCCGCTGCCAATGACCCGCAGAACGCGTTCCTGATTCTTGGGAACCGAGCTCTCGCCTATGGTGCAGCAATTACAGTGGGAACAGATCTCGGTCCAGTAAGTTTTACGTTTGCGCCAATTTACGTTCCGCCGCCACCCAGTCCGATTAGACCCGCGTTCGTAGGCGAAATTCGGGCAATCGCCTTTCAGTCCACGGAACCCGCCTTTAAGGATCTCGTCGCAAATGGATGGATGGAGTGCGACGGCCGTGCACTAAACGCAGCTGAATACCCAGAGCTCTATGCAGCACTTCAGAACACGTGGGGAACGACAAACATAGGCGTGACATTCAAGATACCTGACCTGCGGGGACAGTTCCTACGCGGCTGGAGTCACGGCTCAAATGTCGATCCTGAGGCGAATTCCAGAACGTATGCCGACCCAACTAACCCGCATGCAGGGTGGACAGGTTCGAGCGGCGATGCCGTTGGTAGCAGGCAGCCTGACGCTTTTGCGCACCATCATCACCCTATGGACATGAAGAAGCTAGAGGCATCTGGCGGACACGGCTTTCTAGGGAGTGGACTGCGGAGCAACTCCGACGCGGGTGCGCCTTGGGACCAGCCTGTTGCAACGAATGATGTGGGCAATACCTACGAGACACGTCCGAAGAATGTAGCTGTGATGTACGTTATTTACACAGGCAAGCGCCCCTGAACTGGATGCGAATCCTGGTCGCGTGCGCGCCGAGTAGCGTGAGGCCGCAATCAAACCGCGGTTCGTGTCCTGAGTACGTGTCGAAGCCCATCAACAATCCGCATCCCCAAGCCTAAATCAGAGGTGAAACCTCCCCACGATCCGTCGCACGGGCCCAGGCCTGCTAACCGGCCGTGAGGGCGCTGCAGCTTTCGCATGTGGAGCGAGTGCTCCAACTTGCTCCCTCAACTGCGCCCACCGTTTCTCACCGAACCTCTCGATGCCCAGCACAATCGCAGCAGCGCGAGCGTAGATCCTGGTGTCGAGCGCCTCGTTGCGCTCCCGGATCTTCTTCCACTCCTGCTTGCGGTAGCCGCCCTTGGTGACCCGCGTGACCAACTGCTCGGCCGTGAGCTGCCTGAAGAACTCATCGCCGATCTGCGGGAAGTGGCAGTAGCCGGGCGGGTGCGGCTCGCCGTCGAGCGGCGCCGGCAAACGCAGCCAGCCGTACAGCTCGCTCTTAAGCGTGCCGGTGGAGACAGGCCACACGCGGATGCCGCGACGCAGCTTCTTCCCCGTGCCAGCCACATCGACAGCGGCCGGTATCCCAACGGCCGCCGGAGCATAATCCACGCCCTTGACGACCAGGATGCGGCCGGGCCCCTGCTGGCGCGCCCAGTCGTAGACGTACTGCGTGCCAAAACCCGAGTCGATGGCAAGCCGCTGAATCGGCATCTCGATTCCATTGGCGCGGCGATATGTGGCCGCGAGCAGATCGGTCAACTGACGCCACACTGACGCGCTCGCCGTGTCGCCCTCCAGCACCACGTAATCGACCAGCCAGCTTTCTTTGCCTTCGCCCCAGGCGACAACCTGAACTTCGATGCGATCTTTCTGCACGTCGGCGCCGGCGGTGAGAACCAGACCGCCGGCCGGCACGGTGCCGAGAACGTAGTCCTCGCGCCGCTCGTAGAGGCGCTGCCAGTCGGGCGCTTCGCCGGATTCCACCCACGGCTCGGCCAGCACCGTGTTGACGAACTCCCGCAACGTCTCCTGCGATTTCTGGTCTTGCAGGAACTTCTTGGCGAGCGCGCCCCACTTCCGCCAGGGCGAGTAGAGCGCGTTGATCCAGAACCCCACCGTCCCGCTCCCCGGGTTCGCCGCCCGCCATTCGCCCCCCTGGAGCATCCGGTGCTTTTGCCAATCCTGGATGTCGCCAGAACAGTGCTCGCACTGATAGTGCGCCTTCTGCGGCTCGCCCTTCGGCCAGACTAGGCGCTCCCATCGCAGCACCTGATATTCCTCGCAGTGCGGGCACGGCACCCAGAAGCTGCGCTGGTCCGACTCCAGCCACGCCGCCTCGATCCTCGACAGCCCTTTCACCGTGGGCGTCGAGCACATGGCGATCTTGCGGTTCCAGAAGTTGGCGTGCGGGTGATGGCCAGGTTGACCGGATCGCCTTCGCTGCCGGCGCTCGCCGGATACCGGTCGATCTCGTCGAGCAGGCAGTAGCGGATCGAGCGCATCGCCAGACCCGCCGGCGAGTTGGCGGCCGAGAGCGTGATCGTCCCGCCCAGAAACTTCTTGTGCAGGATCGTGTTCCGCGAGTCGCGGCTGCGGGCTTCGGAGACTTTCCCGTGCAGGCACGGCGTGTCGCGCAGCATGGGCGCCAGGCGGTCCTTCGAGAAGGCCTCGGCGTCGATCTCGCGCGGCTGGACCATCAGGACGGGCCCGGGGTCGAGGTCGATGACGTAGCCGAGGAAGTTTTCGAGAATCGAACTCTTGCCCATCTGGGCGGCGCTCATGATTACGACCGTCTCTGCCGGATGGCTGGGGCTGAGCACATCCATGATCGCCCGCTGATAGGGTGCGCGATCGGTTCGCCACTCGCCCTTCTCCGCCGCCGACTCGGAGCTCAACCGGCGGTTCCGGTCGGCCCATTCCGAGACCGTCAGGTCGGGCGGCGGAACCAAAACCTCGGCCGCCAGGATCTGGATCTCTTCAACGCGCATACTGAACGTCCGAGCGGAGCAGATTGAGCAGGGCGTGCATCTCGCGCTTGAGCGCCTCGCGCACCTGGCGCTCGTCGTTGATCGCCGCGATCTCCGGCGCGAGCTTGTCAGGCACAGCCAGGATCCTCTCTTTCAGCTCCACCAGGATCGACGCCCAGCGATTCTTCACCGCCTCGGCCTCGACTAACTGCTGCCGGCGTTTCTCGTACTCCAGGTGTTTGAGCTTGGCTTCGTAGATGATCTTGGCAAGCCTCGCCTGGGCATAGCTGGCGCCCGGCTGCGGATCTGGCTCCGCCGGCAAGGCGAGCCGCTCGGGCCGGTCGTCGAGCACCGCGTCGGACGCGGCCACATCTACCAAATTGCCCCGCATCACCAGCACGCCCGCGTCGGCCAGCCGGCTGATGTACTGCCGGCTCTTGCCGCGGTGTTTCGCGTACGCGTTTCTGGTCAGATACTGGCGGGATTCGCCCATCAATCGCCATCCGCTCCCGCATCTGTTTGAAACATCGCGAGATAAAGTTGTTTCGGTCCTTCGAGATTTCCCTTGCCTGTCTGCGCCACCCGATCCATCATCGCTGTCGATGGATTGCAGCGGCAATGGCCGTCAACAGGAGATCAGAATGAAGAAATCCGCAGTAGAAACGGGAGGTATCTACACCGCCAAGGTCAGCGGCAATCTGACCCGGGTCCGCATCACCCGCACGTCGCCGTACGGCGGATGGTACGGGATCAATCTCGCCACCGGGCGCGAGGTGTACATCCGCAGCGCCCAGAGGTTGCGCCACAGAGTCACCCACCCCGAGGCCCAACCCATCGCCTGCCAGGAGACCATATGACCACCACCTTCGTAATCGAGACACTGCAGCGCGAGCTGACAGCGGCCAAGGAGGATGCCTCGCGGCAAGCATCGCAGGCGACCAACGATGACGTACATCGCTTCCTGCTAGGCTTCAGCATCGAGCTGGAACGGGCGCTTCAGATTCTGCAGGAGGTCACCAGACTTACAGGAGCCAAGACATGACCACATTTGTACTCGACTGCGACAACAACCTAATCGCCTTCGACTCACGGCAGAAGGCGGAATTCGCCAACATCGCCGGGGCCCGGATATTCAGCTCGCAGCAGGAGCTGGAGGCCCTCGACCTCGGCGCTTCCAGGCTGGTCGAAATCTGGAATGGATTTGCGGGCGCTGTCCCGTTCGACGATCTGAGGCCGGTCAAGAAGTTCGAGAACCGCCACATCGCCGCGGCCCGGATCTGGCAGGCGGTCCAGCGCCTGGCCCCCAAAACGGCCGCCCCTGCGCCGGCGAACGCCGCCGCCGCGCCCAAGACCAAAGGGCCGAAGCCCGCCGGCGCCAAGCCCGCCCCGCGGCCGCAGGGCGGCGCGCCAGCGCCGGATGGCAGCAAGAAGGCCGGCGTTCTGGCTCTGCTGCGCCGGGCCGACGGCGCGACGCTCGCCGAGATCATGGCCGCCACCGGCTGGCAGGCCCACACCGTGCGGGGCTTCATCAGCGGAACCCTCAGCAAGAAGATGGGAATCCAGATCGAGTCCTTCCAAACCTCCCAGGGCAAGCGCGCCTACCGCGCCTCGTAGAGAGTCGGCCATGATGATCGAGTTCGAAGACCACGGCGCGGAGGAGCAGCGACTCCTCCTCCGCTACCTCGAGCAACGTAAGGCGCAAGGAAGCTTCCCGCCTCAGCCTCCTGCACCGAGGCCCAATTGGCTCTGGCGCCTCGTCGGATGCATCTGGCTCACCTGGGCACGCCGGCGCTACGGCCCCAAGTAAACATCTCCTACCCCGTCCGCCGCCGGGCCCAGAGGGCGCCCCTCTGCCCGGCGGCGCTGTTCTTCCAGGAATCACCGGCTGCACTTGGAATGCTTCGAAGAAGAAGTACGGCCGGCGGCCTCGCAGGGGAGTCGCCGGGCCGCCTAATCGAGTCCCTTGAACATGGCCGACAGCTTGACATTCAATGCCTTGGCGATGGCCCGAAGGCTGGCGAGGGTCACATTGCGCTCGCCGCGTTCCACCGAACCCATATAGCTGCGATCCAACCCACAGATATGAGCGAACTCTTCCTGGCTCCAGCCCCGCCGCTTGCGGAGTTCTCTGATCCGTAAGCCCAACCGCTTCTGGAAATTCTGGAGATCCTGTTGCACTCCAGACAGCTTGGGACTATACTGTCTCGCTGTCCACGGACTTCGAGAACACGGACTATAAGAATCAAAGTCCGCGGGCGGCTGTTTCGATGGCGCTCTGAGATCAGCTCATGAAACCCGACCGGCTGGCCGAAATCATCCGGGAACTCTGGCGCGAACTGCACGCGCTCGATGAATGTATCGCCGTCTTGGAGACTCTGGCCACCGGACGGCGAAAGCGCGGGCGGCCCCGCAAGAGGCCATTGCCACCGGAGAAGAGCCGCCCCAGGGCTGAAAGCCGCTAAGCATTCTCCGCCGTTGCCGCCTGATTGGCGGGCGGCGCTTTTTTTTCTTTCCCCCTTTCCGCTGCCACCGCATCGAACGTCCGCCCGTCGCCATCCAGCACCGATTTGCGGCCCGTATAGTCCTGCCAGCGGCGAACGATGAGATCGGAATACGGAGGGTCGATTTCCATCAGCCGGGCCCGGCGCCCGAGCTTCTCCGCTGCGATCAGCGTGCTGCCCGATCCCCCGAACAGATCCAAGACCACCTCGCCGGGACGCGACGAATACGTCAGCGCCCGCGCTGCCAGCTCGACCGGCTTCTCGGTCAGGTGCACCATGGCGTTCGGACTCACCTTCTTCACGCTCCACACATCCGTCGCGTTCGTGATCTCCGGGTTGAACCAGTGCGCCGCGCCCTCGCGCCACCCATAAAATGCCCACTCATGGTTGCCCATAAAATCTTTGCGGGTCAGCACGGGATGTTCCTTCACCCAGATGATGGCTTGGGAAAAGTACAACCCGCACTCGGTGAGCGCCGGCGGGTAGTTGGCGCAGTTGGCGTAGCCGCCCCAGATGTAGAACGAGCCCCCGGGCTTCAGCACCCGCGCCAGGTGTCCGAACCACTGGCGCAGCAGGACATCGTAATCGGCGTCCTTCATGAAGTCGTTTTCGAGCGCCCGATCCTTGGGCCGCATCTTCTTCGTGGTGGCCTTGGCCTTCGACGCGCCCCGGTGAACGTCAAAGCTCTGGTGATGGTGCAGGCCGGCGAACGACGACAGCCCGGCGGCGATGGCGTTGTTCGAGCGCGGCTCCACCCGCACGTTATACGGAGGATCGGTGTTAACGAGATCGACTGGTCCACCCTCCACTAGGCGGTCAACATCCTCGGGATTGGCCGAATCCCCACATAGCAGCCGATGCTCACCCAACACCCACAGATCACCGCGCCGGGACACCGGCTCTTCGAGCGGCTCCGGCACCGCGTCCTCTGCGCCTATGTCCGCACCGGCTTCTCCTGTCCCAAGGAGCAAGGCGTCCAGCTCCTCGCTGCTGAACCCGGTCAGATCGAGGTCGAAGTCTGCCTCTTTGAGATCGGCCAATTCCAGGCTCAATAGCTCGGGGTCCCATCCCGCGTTCAGGGCGAGCTTGTTGTCGGCCAGGATGTAGGCGCGCTTCTGAGTCTCGGTGAGGTGATCGAGAACCACGACCGGGACTTGTTCCAGTTTCAGCTTCCGCGCGGCCAGCAGCCGGCCGTGTCCGGCGATGATGCCCGCGTTTATATCCACGAGAATCGGGTTGTTGAACCCGAACTCCAAAATGCTCGCGGCGATCTGGGCAATCTGAGCGTCGGAGTGTGTGCGGGGATTGCGTGCATAGGGGATCAGGCGGTCAATGGACCACAGCTCCATCCCCTTGGCCAGGGCGGGCAAAGGCATCGCGTCGTCTGCTCCGGGGGAGTGATTACGTTCTGGAGGGTTACTTGCCGATGTAGGGGGCCTGTGCCGGCGTGCCGTCCGGGTTGGCGAAGTGGGCCAGCACGGCCGTCAAGCCCTGCACGGCCGACAGCGCCACCATCGCCCAGAACTTCCCCTTGGGCGGCAGAAAATCCTGGGTGGCGTTGATGCCCTGCGCAGCCAGGGCGAGGATCTGGATAGCAACGTTCACTGAAAATTTCATCTTGGTAAGCTCCTGAAATTGTGAAATGAGAGGCCGTAAACGCAAAAACAAACGAATTTCGCGGATCATCCGGCGCAATCTCCAATCAGAACGTCCGCCTGATATCCCGCTCGATGCCCTTCAGCACCCGCACGATGGCATGGCCGGTCTTTCTTGCGGCCCTCTCCACATCCGGCCCCAGACGCTCCCCGCCATAGTGGACTAGGCCGAGCGTAAGTGCGACGATGACGGCGGTGGTGGTCATGATGCACGTCTCGTTTCAGAAAATTCGCCTGCTGTGACACCGGAGTGACACCCTGGTGTCACGGTTCCCTTCTGTCCCTGTTCTGTTCTGTTCTGTTCTGTTCTATGTACACCTGAGTGGCAGCCGAGAGACACCCGGGTGACACCCGCGTGTGACCGCTGGTAAGTCTTTGACGGTGGACTACCTTAGGTGCGCCTAAGCCAAAGGTGGCAGCCGGGTGACAGGCACGTGGCAGGCGAGTGACACGCCCTTGGCATCACAATGTCAACCGCACCCGCACCCTAATTTTTGGGCAATTCGCTGGCGAAAACGTGCCATCTCTCTACCCGCCGCCCGCCGCGCCAGGAAGTACCTAAAAACTCAAACTCTTACGGGCCATTGACGGCGACGTCCGGAATAGAAACTCAAAGTTTATGTTTCAAACACTTCTACGTAAAACGTTTGTAGCCAATGAAGCGGTCTTGGGAAAGGCCGTTGTATTACCTCCACGCTCCCCACGACGCGCGGGCGGGCCTATATTGCCCGGGAACTGGTCACCGGCCGGACACTCCGCGTAGCACGGAGGCCGGCCTCTGCGGAGACCGTAAAAGAACTTGTAAAACCGTTGGCGCTCAGCTTCTGACCTGGCCGGGTTGATGCATGGCAAGCGGGTGTTTGTCCGGTCCGTTCCAAAAAATCACGCCGCGCCCGGCAAGAATCGCGCGTTCCTCAGCCGCACGGGCGTTCGCCAGGACCAGGGTCTGTTGCATCTGACTCAGCACAAGCGTCCCGGCCGCCGTGAATTCCGCGTAGCCCCGGTTCACAAGGTCGCGGGCCCGTTTCAAGCTCGTGTACCGCGAAGCCACCGGGTTCTCGATGATCACTACACGGGAAGTTTTCTTGCGGCGAGACAC